CCCGAACCAACCTTAGCAATCACGTAGTCACAAGTGGCTACCCGAGTACCAGTAGTGTTAGTTGGAGGAGTCAGGGCATACAGCGCTCCTGAGAAGAATCCTTCACCATCCACTTGAAGCTTATGGCTACCAATACTTGTAGCATAGCCCAGAAGGAATCTACCATTGATGTCAAAAGAGCCTTGGTTAGCCCCAGCAGTGCCAGACTGGAACGTAAGGTTCCTACCACTGATTGCCATGTCTTTGTACGTATTAGTACCTCGATCATATGCAAGCAGATATCCGGAGGAAAAGTTAGGATCATAGCTAATCTCAGTTCCAGTTCCGGTAGTCGGGAAGGTTTTGTTAGTCGCCCTAAAAGTGCTTGGGGTGTTAATAGGAACCGTAGTCGTTGCAATGGCATTGACGATGTCCGTACCAGTAAGAGTAACAGCGCCACTGCGAGTGTTGAACGAACTCACACCAGAACCAGTTCCTCCGGTACTTCCCGAGTGGGCGTCGCTGTAAGTACCAGTGCCGAACACTTGGAACAGAGGGGCCGAATTAGGCTCTTCCAGAGCTACGTTAGCAGCAAACACCTTAACACCATTACCAACCGAGATTGCAGGAGCACCAGTACCAGCCAGATTGAAGGTACGGATAACTACGTTACTCAGGTTAACTACTCCCGGCACGTCAAACCGCATACATTCGAGAGCCGATCCTTGGAAGTCTCCATTGACCAAGTTCATACTAATTGGTACGTATCCGCCACCAAGAACACCTGCATTGTGAATACAACGACTGGTGCTGTTAAACGACTCAGTGGGGTCATTGCGACACAGTACATAGAAGTTGGCAAGAGACAGCCTAATAGCATCTGATGCGTAGAAGCCCACATTACACAGATCGATACCGAGGTTGGTAATCTGTAGTCGCTGGGTTACACCCCCTTCAAAGCCTCCTGTAGGCGTCGTATCCGTATAGAACTTCATAGCGATACGAGCGTAGAAGATGAAGATGTTGGACCACACAGGGTTGTCTACACGCCCAAATGTAATACCAACAGAGTTGGCCCCGAGGTACTTAATCACTTCTGAATTACCAGAGTAGAACGGAAAGTTGATGTGTACGTTGTTAATACGAACCACATCGTAGTTGGCAGTGATGTCAACGAAGTTATGGAAGCATTCACCAAACAGACCATCAATGGTGGCACGAGCAGCGCCAATCATCTTAATACCGTTCTTGTAATTACGGATCATGATGTTACGCAGGAGCAGACCATTACCGCCCTGTTCAGCGTATTCGCCACGGAAGCACCAAATTGCGGTAGGGGTGTTATTACAAGTCCATCCCGGTCCCGGCAATGGCTGCAACGTCTCAAACTCCATATCCTCAATGATGCAGCTATTACCTTCGATGTAGAAAGTAACTGCCGTATCTGGACCAGTATCTACATAGTCGGAATAGATGATGGTGCCGTATACTTTGCTCTGTGCCCAGTTACGAGTGTTGTACCCTGTGATGTCTCGGATGTCTTTCCACCCATCTCCATACAGAGAACAGTTGTCAGCGATGTTAATACGCTTGGTGATACGATAGCGCCCGCCTGGAATGTATCCCTTGTAGCCACCAGTGCCAAGGAAGTTAACAAAGCGCTGTAGGGCAACTGTGTCATCTGCTCCGGGGCTGGACAGGGTGCTATTACCTCGTGCACCAAACTGACGTGCACTGTAAGCCACTCCCTTAGCAAGCTTCCATCGTCCACCATCACTTGCTACGATGACGTCACCACCATTGTCTGGTGAGGTAGTATCCGTAGTATCGAGGTAGTAAGTGGCTGCTCCACCATCCCTAGCCGTGTAATAGCCTCGGGTCATGATCTGAGTGCCACCTACTGATGGAGCTGTCCTGAGGGCTGCTACATTCAATACGCTATTGGCAGATGTTGAACCTCCCCCTCCTCCTGCTGATGGTGTAAAGCCCAGAGCTGTAACCACATCCCCACTAGTAAGAAGGACATCCCCTGTACGGCTATTAAAGGTGAACACACCAGATGGCGTACCACCAGTACCCCCTCCTTCAATGATGCGGGCATTAATCTGCTCCATTGCATCTTGTACGTTAGTAGCAGTGATGGGACCAAATGGGAAGGAGCTGGTAGATTCTGCTGTACCTCCTACCAGTGTGCCTCCCTGCATATTACCTACATTGATGATGGAGTGATTGTTCATGTCTAGAACACCTTCCATCGTATTAGGTTCCCCTACTGGATTATTCCGATATAGCACCTTAGTCTGCAACTCCTGTTCAATCTTAGTGAAGTTGCTATTAATGCTGCTAATGTCGTAACCGCCTGCGGTATCTGTTAAATCAAGTTTCATTTAGTTCCTAGGTTTGTTATGTCGCCCTATACGTACAGATACTACGTATATTCATTGTGTTACGTCCCTGCGGGACAATTGTCCTACTTACGTAAGACGTAATGCTCTTGTGTGCAAGCACACGTATAAGCATATTTGTATCCATCCAAGCATATACCGAGGCATACCCTTGGATGTGCATAATTTTTGTGAGATATTTTTGAGGGGCAATGCACACAGTAGTACATCATCGAACCCCCTGCCTACCCCTTGCTCGATCCTCCATCTACCCATATGAGCATTTGACATAATGCTGGTTATGCGAAGAGTGACATGGCATGCTTCTTGCTAATAGCACACAATATGCCATGCATTATGTAAGTGCATACTAACTTATATAGATCGGTGCAATGTACTTGCTCCCTAACATTCATCCATGCTCAATACATGCCAAGCATATGCTTTGTGTCACACCTGCTGTACCTACAGGCGCTATGCCTAGCATGCATGTCGCGCAGCGACGTTAACTATCTACTATGAACGCCTTCGGCAATACCCCTTGTTAGCGCTATCATTACTAGTCTTATACAAGACCTACAACAACTCTTATATAAGACCCTGTTCCACTCTTCTATAAGACCAATGACATGTCTTCTATAAGACTTGATTAATAAATAGGCAGGTCTTATAGCTTATCTTGTCTAAATGTTCATCCAATTGGAAGGCTTCTAAGGGGTCTCCAAGCTCACCATTTATTTCTAAGGTGCTGCTTCATCCTCGTCCTTGCGTGCCTTGTAGATGCCTCTAATGCCTTTTAAATGGCATGTGGATAACCCTTGTGGATAAGTGTTGGAAGATATATGTTGACACTATCATGTGGGATGTGCTAATCGCGTATACATGCGTGCGCACATACATATAGAGATGAGGATGTGATGTGGCATCATTGACACAGATCAAAATAATGCTTGCGTCAGATCAAATACATAGGCACAATGGAATCTCTCACCGACACAACGCTTAGTGAGAAGAGGATAACCCCTCATGTTGAATGCTCCTTAAACTAGCCAACCTCTTATGTATATGTGAGGGCATGCTGTATGTGTCTGAGCTATCATCCTGTTGTATGTAGATTGACTCAGGACAAATAAGGGGTTGACAAGGATCAAAAGAGTATGCGATACTGGCATCTATGGTTAGGCAAGTAAGTGTTTAGTCCCAAGGGGCAGACAGATGAACGTAAGCCAGAACAGCTATCACGTAATACCGGAAGCCTAACAGAGCATGGTTAGGACCAAACATAAGCGACACAACGTCGTGATGTGTGAACTACCTCTTTAACAATTTAGATATCAAGTGAGCTATCAGTAGCCAAACCTTGATACACACTAGCCTTACATCAATACATGATGTGTCGTGCTGGTAGTGATGGAATAACATAAGCCTTGTCTTATGCCATCGCATGCCAGTCTCCATCATGTGGCATGGTGTTTGAGTGTGTGTATGTGACACAAGGGGAAGCGATGGTTAGCGGACACATGTCTACAACTGACATGGATAATTACAGCTTGGTATCAAATTCTTTAACAACCTAAACTGCATCCTGTTCTTCGATCATACGTATCCCGTCGAGTACAAATCCTAATAGCAAACCAGCTCCCTTTGTGTGAACAAGGCAGCACACATACAGCTAGCGAGCTATCACGATTTGTCAGTACCTTGGATGTAGAAGACTAATAGGATGCGGTATTCACAAGGGTAATTAGCTTGTAAGTCAAGGCGGTAACCAACCTCGCTTCCAGCATAGCTAGTGCCCTTCTGAATACCCAGTCAACGGGCTAGAGATAGTAGTGTCAGACACGTAATTCTTCTGGGGATAAAGCAGCCGCCCCACTGCCGGTGCGAATCCGGTCTAGTCCACCAATCAAGGAGAGCTTAATGTTCACTTGTATGCAGTACACCTATGCCTTACTTGAGCTTTATGACATGTATAGCAAAGGTGCAATCAACCGGGAAGAATGGCATACCGCCAGAACCCTTCTCTCTTACATCCACTACATCTAACGGAGTACATCATGTCCTTTAACAAACAAGAGTTCAACAAATCATTCGACGCCGCTATCATCAAGCTGCAAGACGCTGAGAAGATCACCAAGGCCGTCCTGCTGACCCTCAGCCGGGAAGTGCTGGCTGCACACCATGAAACACAAGACATCGGCTACATCAACCGTGTGGTTGCCGTGCTCACTCCGGTGAACCGCAAGGTTGCCATCCTGTTCTTCCAAGCCTTCAGCGGCTTCAAGCTGGGCAAGGATGGGGTGTTTGCCACCAAGGACAAGAAGAACTACGACAAGGCGTTGGAAGCCTCCTTGGCCTTCCTCGAAGACGTCAATAATAACATCTGGAGCTGGGCAGCGCGAGAAGTAGAAATCGAACCTAAAGAATTCGATCTGGCTCGCCTCAAGAAGAATCTGGAAGCCACCCTCAAGAAGGCAACTGATAACCAAATTGACCAGCTTACGGTTTTGGAAACCATGATGGAAGCTGGCCTCAAGCTGGATACCTTGTTGGCCTTGATGGACAAGGTATCAGGCAAGGAAACAGCGGCTGAAAAGCCTTTCATCCCAGCGCTGGTTTAATACGATCAACGGGGGTGTAGCACATCTACTAATAGGCTAGACACCATGGCTTATTGCGGGTAACTATGTAGTCCCGTCACCTCCACCAATTAGGAGCTATCATGGCACACAGCACTATGGCAAAGAAGATTCAAAGACAATACGGAACCAAACCAGCAGCTAAATACTTGCTCGGTAAGGGATTCCCTCTCTATCTGGCTATGTTTGTACTCACTGGTAAGTGGGTGGAGGCATGAGCGGATTGGAGATGTGGGTTGGTATTGCCATCACTCTTACCACATTGTCGCTGTTGCTGATGGTAGGAGGCGGTTTAGTATTATTCTTGGATTGGCTGGTGCGGAAACGCCATTGGGTCGATTCAACGAAGAAGGGGAAGCGTGAGCGTATGAACCAGCAAACGCAGTAGTGGTCAACCAGAAGACAGTTACATCGTCTACGTAGACAAAGTTTCAGGGATAGGGAATAGAACTGAGCTATTACCCTACCTCGGACACTTTGATCCGGCAACGAGGCATCTTTCGATGGATCGCACTTTGATGCGAAGGATCGGGGACGTAAGCCCTCACCAACACTAAAGGAACTATCATGGCTAAGGCATCCCGCGCTAAATACATCTCCAAAGGCCAGCGTCGTAACAGCAAGCTGGTGAAGCGTCATGCTGCACCAATCGGTGGCTCGACGGACAACGCCATGCGGACGGCATTCCTGTCCACCTCCTTCCCTGATGCTGTTCGCTTCTCCCGTATGGGCAGCGCTATCATCAAGGCAGCACAGAACGCACCGAAGCTGACGCATGACCAAGCAAAAGGCTGGTCGGCCCATCTGTCGTTCCGTACGTTCAAAGACCTCCAAGCACAAGGTGTGATGTAACATGGTGTACGAACTCATTCACCTGTTTTACCCGAAATACGAAACACGAATCAAAGTGATGGCACTGCGTGCCAAATACTGGATGGAACATAGCAAACTGTCCCTCGCATAATAAAAAAGGGCACTCGAAAGCGCCCTTGATATTATGTGGGAAGAGGTTAGGCCAGTGTGTCCATGAATTTCTTCCAGTCTTTCAGTTGTTTCTCTAATACATCATACTTCTTTTCGATCCCTTCAAGGGTCGATGCGACAGCATCAATGTCTTCCGCTTTATTGAAGAATTCAACTTGCGCTTTGCTGAGCGTTTCGTAGCTGTCTTCAAGTTCGGTGCGGTAGATGATGTTCCCGAAGATGTCGAAGAAGACAGGTCGATACACCCTCCCTGACTCCTTGGAAGGCCCCTTCTGCACGCTTTCGACAAAGCCTAGTACCAACCCCTCATTGAGAACGTAGACACTGTGTATCGTGGCTACGAACGCTTTGAGGGAGCTGTCGTTAACGTATTCGGTGCGGCCTTCAAGGTTACGTTGTGCTTGATTTAATGGCAAGCCCGAGCGCTGGTGAAACAGCTCCACGCCTTGCTTCTTCAACACGGACAACAGGGTGTCTTGATCAACAACTGGTTTCTTAGCCATAACAATCTCCGATTAGGTGACACAGCACATGCTGTACGTCTAATGTAGGAGATTTCAATACAGGTGTCAACCTCCAAAGGAGAGCTATCATGACCCGCCTCAAAGCAACACCAGTAAAGCAAAGCGATCTGTACAAGGATGTAGTTGAACGTGTCCGTGACAAGATCACCCCAAGTCAACTTCTAAAAGAGTTGAACAGGGTGTATCGGGAAATAGGACCAGAAGTTATGGTTCTTGATAATGGGGTCTCCAAGATTACCTTGAAAGGTTCTTTTGTGTGGCAAGACAGCCCACAGGGTTTTGATTTCTGGTGCAAGTTGTACAATCATGGCTATTGACGCTGTCTTCCTGCATGATGATGGATACCGATTCAATCTGGTCTACTCATCGAAACGCAGGTTCCTCACTTCAATCAAACGAGAGCGTAACGCTACGTTCGTCGAAGCTGTTGACTTCGAACTCCAATATATCATCCGTCCTTCTAACCTTCCTGAATACAGGAGGTTGTAATAGTATATTAGGAGTAAGTTAGTATATTGTAGTTAGTATATAGATAGTTATTCATACTATGTGCTGCGCCCGCTTACGCTTACATAGCTTAGTATCGGAATTTAAGCCAAAACTATACATTTATTTGATAAATAGGAGTAGAAATGTTTAAAGTGGGGGATAAGGTACGTTGCACTGACCCGTACGCAGATGTTGTTGCTAAGGGGGAGATTGTTACTGTTGTAAAAATTAGTGATGGTAAGTATTTGAAGTTCAGAACAGATAAGGACCGCTATTATTACTGGAGAACAGAGCGATTTGAGCCTTTGGCTCTCGAATTTGCCATTGGTGCAGTGGTTCGGTGCACGGATGCAAAGGGGGTCGCCTTAGCGTTGGGGCGAGACTATGTGGTGCGTCGTATCACAGGTCACCTTCTGTGTGTTGAAGGTGTAACAGGTGGCCTCAGTAAGAAGCGCTTTGAAGTTGTTAAAGCTGCTCCTGATGTGCCTGTTCCTCCACCAGAGAAAGCAGCTATCACGGCTGAACAACTGCGAATGGCCCTTCATGAGAAGGCAGCCAAGACCAGCGGAAATGGGGCAGTTACTCAATTCGCAGTTGTTCGTAAGGGTCGTGTTGATCCCGATTTCTACATGTCCCCTCCATGCTACGCTTCTTTTAACGATCCCCTCATCCCTCGAATGCAATTTGCCATAAGCTCTCGTGGTTACCAGAAACAGCATGAGGGTCAGGAAGAGCAGGCGAAACCGTATATTAACTGGCTGATCAATGAATCGCCATATGCCCCCTGCTTCATCACAAAGGACGTAGAAGACGCCTGGAAGCATGGCCTGTCCCTTGACTGCAACAAGACTCCGGGACAGCTTATCGGGGCTGCTACGGTGTTCCGTGAAGGCACTGAGTATCGACAACAATTAGAGATGTTCAACTGGGCATTGGACCAAGGGTATGACGGCAATGTGGCTTACCTTCTTTGCTGCACTGTTACCAAGGGCGTCCACCATTTTATCAGGAAGCATATGTCCTCTGGTCATCGTGCTTTGTCAGAGAACATTGGAAGCGACGATCTGCTGTCTTTCTTCGCTAACGGATTCTCGGATAAAGGGAAGAAACCATCAAACGAATCCACTGAGCGCTATGAAGTGACTGCTGCGGTAGGTGCGGGGGATGGTTACGGGAGAAATCTCCCAAAAGGTCTTGAATTTACCACATTCATTGACGCGAATTTGCCGGGCACTCAAACTGGTACGGGGTGGAATGCATCATTAAAATCCACTGAAGAAGACATCAAGAAGTATGCACAATCCCTTCAACAAGCAATTAAGGAGCACAAGAAATGAACGTATTCATCGTCAATGGCAGTAACCAGTATTACGAATTGTTTGCAAGCCTCGGTCACACTATCACGAGCAAGCTCGAAGAAGCGGACCTGATGATCTTCACCGGGGGTGCAGACGTCAGCCCAGAGCTGTATGGTGACTTCATGCATGCCCTCACCGGCAACAGCCCGGAACGTGACAAAGAAGAGGTGAAATATTACAACTTCGCTGTCAAGAACGACATCCCAATGGTCGGCATTTGCCGGGGTGCTCAGTTCCTCAATGTAATGTCTGGTGGTCGTATGTACCAGCATGTCACCCGCCATACCCGTGCTCACGTCATTACAGACGTTTTGAGCGGCGAAACGGTGTACGTCAGCAGTACCCACCACCAGATGATGATGCCGTCTCCTGAGGCCCTTCTGGTGGCTACAGCAGCCCTTGGTGGTGAACGGGAATGGTTTGACATCGGTGTTGCTCGCAAAGACATCAGCAAGGAAGACATCGAAGTGGTGTACTACAAGCATACCAATTGCTTGTGCTTCCAGCCGCACCCGGAATTCGACTCCCCTGAATATCAGGGCATGCGGATCTATTTCAAAGGCCTTCTGCAACGTTTCCTTGGGGTGCAATAATGAAACTCCATGAATTTCTCAAAGCAGTAAAAAAAGATTGGTGGGACTTGAAGAGAAGCAGCGATCACCTACCTTGTTTTGCCAATCGCTTTAGCGTGTTCGATACAATGAACACCCCCGAACTGATTACTGCATACATCAAACATGCCAGTGATAAATGCGATAATGATGTTCTGGTGTTTAGTGTTACGGCTGAAGAGGAGTGCTGGGATGCATGGAAAGCCTATGCCAAGGCAAACCCTCGCACATTCAAAGTGGTAGAAGGCGGCTCGATTCATGACATGTACATGTGCCGTATGTACATCTACACCAAGCCTAAGGCGCAGCGTAAGTTCCATCCGGATAACATCAAGAGTTTCCGGCCTCGTTAGGAACTATCATGGCTAACATTTGTGTAATTCACCCCACCATCTCAAAAGAAAGTGCTGAATACCTCGCACAAGAGATGGGTTGGGATGTCTGCAACCCCTTCAAAGAGAACAAGAGAGACTTCAGTGAATACCTTGGCGTATTTAACTACGGTTGCAATCGAAAGATTGTTGCTAAAAATGTCATTAACAAGAGCAAATCCGTGGCGACGTGCATCAATAAAGTGGCTACGTACGAGGTATTCAAGAAGGCTGGTGTGCCCACGGTAGCTTACGTAACTAACAAGCGTCTCATTCCTAAGGATTGGGAGACTGTTGTGGTCCGCAAGGAAGTGGATGGTGCGCAAGCTAAGGACTTGGATTACTGGTATCCAAAAGATGGTTCGGGCAACCCTTGTCCAGAAGGTGCCTTGTTCACAGAATACTTTCCACATGTGAGAGAGCTTCGTGTGGTTGTATTCTGCGAAAAAGTAGTGGCGGTCTATAAGAAGGTGGACCAGTTAGGCTCTTGGGAATTTGTTCCCATCACCTTCTCGGTCTGCAAAGGACAAGTGGCAGCAGACGCTATCACGGCCGCTAAGGCTCTCGACATCGACTATGTAGGGTTTGATGTCCTTGTGGCAGAAGATGGATCCTACCGCTTCCTAGAGGCTAATACGGGGGCTATTTTGACTCACGGTGTCTTGAAGAAGATTAAGCAATACCTGTAATACAAATTCCTCACCTTAGCTCAGATGGATAGAGCAACAGCCTTCTAAGCTGTGGGTCACTGGTTCAAATCCAGTAGGTGAGACCAATCAAAGCTAGTGTGGCCGAACAGGTAGAGGCTCTGGCCTAAAAGACCGGGAAATGTGTGAGTTCGATTCTCACCACTAGCACCCAAATCTAGATAACAAGGACTCAATATGTGCGGTATCGTCGGTATGGCAGGTGAAGTAACAGCGCAGCATGAAAAAGTGTTGCGTACGTTGTTGGTGTTGGACTGCATTCGTGGTGAAGACAGCACAGGTATCGCTGTCGTGCCTCGGGCTACGAACAATGTGAAGATTGCCAAGCAAGTCGGCGATCCTTTCCAACTGTTCGACCACAAGAGCTATGACAAGGCTCTGCAAGGAACCCACCGCTGCATCATCGGTCACAATCGATACGCCACCTCGGGGGCGGTAAGCCGTGTTACGGCACACCCTTTCGAGAACGACAGCTTCGTAGGCGTGCACAATGGCACCCTTAAGAACAAATGGAAGCTGGCCGATGCCAATCAGTTCACGGTGGACAGCGAGAACCTGTATCACCACATGCATTTGCACGGTCTCCATGACCTGCTGGCGACCATGGACGGTGCATGGGCACTGGTGTGGTGGGACAAGCAAATGGAGAGCTTGAACCTCCTGCGTAATAAGGAACGCACCCTCTTCTACGCAATGAGCAAAGATGAGAAAGTGATCTTCTGGGCATCCGAATACTGGATGTTGCATGCAGCATTGGGCCGTGCTGGGATCGACTACACGAATGTCGAAATCCTCCCAGAAGACACCCATGTAACTATCAGCATTGGCAAAGATGGAAAGCTTTCCAAGCCAATTGCTCGTAAAGCTCCAGGTACGTATGTTTTGCCTCCAGCACCTCCTGTGAACAATAACACCTACTGGGACCCTCAGAAGAAGGTGCATGTCACTCGTCCTGCTGCTAACAATGTCTGCGCTATCACCTTGAAGAAGGAGGAACCGGCGGTAGCCACACAAAAAAAGCTCGAACCAAGCATCGCCGGGGCGCGCCCTTGTTACGATGCTTCGTACATTAACGCCAAAGACCGTACTCTGGAGCTTCTGAGCGCTAACAAAGACCACATGAAATACTCCTACATCTCCTGTTTCGATGCTTCGAATGAAGCCTTCGAGATTCGTCTGTATGCCGAAGATAAGAGCATGTTGTGGGAAATGATTGGCGAAGAGATTACCGCCGATATCTGTGGTTGGAATGCTGGCAACTCCATTGCAGGTCGCGGCTACTATGTGGTCAATCCCTCCAAGGTGGCCCTCATCTTGCCTGAGCTGGATGAAACTATCATGGGGCCTGCTGGCAAGCTGATTACGGAATCTGAGTTCCATAAGCAGTATTCGACCTGTGATTATTGCAGCCAGCCTTTGGAATTCGCTGGTGGCAATCGCTGGACAACTGGTGGGGAGTGCATTTGCCCTTCCTGCTCTAAAGATGAAGAAGTTTTGAAATACGTTAATCTTTGCTAACTAACTAGGAGAATTACAATGTCTATCCTTATCGGCTGTGACCCTGAAGTGTTCGTCAAACAGAACGGTATCTTCCGCTCTGCCCATAATCTTATCCAAGGGGATAAGAAGAACCCTCAGAAAGTATCTCGTGGCGCTGTCCAAGTGGACGGTATGGCGCTTGAATTCAACATCGACCCTGCTGCAACGGAAGCTGAATTCCTGTTGAATGTGCAGACGGTGTACGACATCATGTGCTCCATGGTGCCAACCTATGAAGTTGTTGCTACTCCGGTGGCCGACTTCTCGTTGGAGTATTTGCAAAGCCAACCTAAGGAAGCATTGGAATTGGGCTGTGAGCCAGACTTCAACGCTTACACGCTCGATATTAACCCTCGCCCGGATGGTGAGCGACCGATGCGTACGGCAAGCGGCCACGTACATATCGGCTGGACGAACGGAGAAGACCCCAGCGACGTCAATCACATCAATCGTGCATCAGCAGTGGTCAAGCAGATGGACTTCTTCCTGGGGCTTCCTAGCCTCGTTTACGACCAAGACACCCGCCGCCGTGAGATGTATGGACGTGCCGGTGCATGCCGTTACAAGAGCTATGGTGTGGAATATCGCACCCTCAGTAACGCATGGTTGAATAGCCCTGAGTTGATTAAGTGGGTGTTTCGTGTAGCAAAGCGTGGCGTCGAGCGTCTGATGGAAGGTGAATCTCTGGCCGCCAAGTATGGCGACATCCAAAACATCATCAACACAAGCGATCTGAAAGCCGCTATGGCTATCATCAAAAAAGAAAAACTGGAGCTGCCAAATGCCTAAAGCATCGCATGATGACCTGTGCCAGATGTTCGACAACACGGTGAGCATGTACAAGAACAAGCCGTACAACATCATCCACATCAGCCGGGATTGCACGGCCTTGGTAAGGAACCTGCTTACTCAGCGGGAATCACGCATCAAGATCGATGAAGACAACTGGACCGCCCCAATGCAGCGTCTGGGCTTCATTAATATTCAAGGCTCTTGCCTTTACCTGACTCGTAACCCAATTCGGCGCTATAAGACAGGTTTGAGCAAGGAAAACTTAAATGTTGCAACTCTCCCCGAGCTGCCATATCCTCGTGGGGCCATGCAAGCCATGACCAAGGTTAAAGAGCTGGATTGCATCGAACTTGGCGACTGCATCATGGGAAAATACCCAAGCTTCGAAGAAGCACTGCAAGAAGTACAATCTGGTGTGTCTGCTATGGCTTTTGATCGGCAGTTCGCAGTGGACAACCGTGGCAATGTGTTTTACAAAACTCAGCATGTCGGTATGGTTAAGCTTAACGCAAAAAGCCCAGATGCCATTGAGTTCCACCCCGCCTTTACCCACCTCACAACCCTTCTGATGAACAACTATGAAAAAATTCTTCCAATTAGCGGGTCTTAATAACCCAATCCCCGGCCTGTTCGGCATCGAAATCGAAGCCGAAGGTCAAGGGATGAAAAAGGTTACTAATCAGTATTGGCGTACTGAAGATGATGGGAGTCTTCGTGGTGAGTTCCCTACGAGCCGTGCTGAATTCGTCATGAAGGCCCCAGTGATGGAAGAAGAGGTGCTCCCTGCCCTCCAAATGCTTGTCAAAAGCCTTCCTAATGCGGAATTCGATTTCAGCTACCGTACCAGTGTTCATGTCCATGTGAATGTACAAGAGCTGACGATGCCCCAAATCCTCAACATGGTATACACCTACTTGTTGTTGGAAGAGCCGCTGATGACCTATTGCGGCAAGGCTCGTAAGGGCAATCGTTTCTGCCTGCGCCTTCGTGATGCAGAAGGTATGTTGCAGGTATTGGGCGAGATGTTCAAGAATGAATACGGCTATCAAAACGCTGGTGACAACATGCGGTATTCGGCAATCAACATGGCCGCCCTTAACAAGTACGGAAGTATTGAATTCCGTGGAATGCGGGGCAACATGGATGTAGAGGTGCTTCACACTTGGACTAAAATCCTTGGTAAGATTCGCACCTTCGCAATGCAACAACCATCTCCAAAGCATGTCTTGGCTATCATCGAAGCTAAGGGCGCTGTTGGTTTCATGCGCCATGTTCTCGAAGAGCTTGCAGAGCCTCTGATGTATCCTAAGGTGGCTAAGGATATCACCAGCAGTTACTCCATCTCTCTGGACCTTCCCCATTCCTATCGGACTCCTGAAGAGGTGAAACCGCTAGTGCTCAAGCCCATCATTGATGGGGACATTCCTAAAAATCCAAAGCACGGACAGATTATTCGTCATGAAACGCGATGGTATCAATGGGAACAAGGACATGGATGGCAAGGGCGTCGTAAAGATTCAGCGCTGATTCAGCAAGTGATGATGGATGCGGGCCTTTTGCCTAAACCTCCTAATCGTCCTTTTAGGCACCCTGTGGGTGAGAATCCAATTCCCCAATGGATCGTAAATAATGAGCCACAGCAATTATGAAAATCTATCCTTATAACATGCACAGCGCCTCTGCAAGGGCGCTTGCTGATGGCTTGAGGGTAAAGCTTCTCAAGACGGAAGGTAAATTCCTAATAACTGATATTCTGATTAACTGGGGTTGTTCCCAAATTAATAGGAGGATTGGTTACGAAGTTCTTCTCAACCGACCAGATGCGATTCGAAATGCGGTTAATAAGCTCACTGCTTTTGAGATGATGGACGACGCAGGGGTTAATATCCCCGTGTTTACGGAATTGAGAGCCGGGGCCCAAGTGATATTAGACAAGGGCCCTGTGGTATGCCGCACTAAGCTTAATGGTCACAGCGGGGAGGGAATTGTAATTGCCAACACTGTCGAAGAGCTGGTTAATGCCCCCCTCTACACCCAATACATCAAGAAAACCCAGGAGTATCGTGTCCATGTTATGCATAACGAAGTGTTCTTCGTACAACGGAAGGCGCGTAAGATGGAAGTGCCAGATGAAGAAGTCAACTGGCAAGTACGTAACCTTGCTGGTGGTTTCATTTACGCCAATCAAAACATCGAAATTGACGAGGAAGCCAAGCAGCAATCAATTGCCGCTATCAATGCTCTAGGGCTCGATTTTGGGGCTGTAGACATCATCTATGGCACCGACCATCAGTATTACGTATTAGAAGTGAACACCGCCTGTGGTCTCGCAGGTACAACGCTGGACAAATACGTGGAACAATTTAAACTCTATGAGCTTTGAACCAACTGGTTTCCTCAAGCGCACTCGTACTAAAGAGTATGAAGCATACTGTCAAGGCATTGAAGATGTAATGGAAATCGTGGGACAGAACGCCAAGTTCGGCAATATCGTATGGGGCTCCATGGAGCTTCGAGAACTTGTTCTCAATCTTGTAGTGGAGGCAGCAGATGATTTCACAAACGGACATTGATGATTGGGATGCTACGCAGCCTGAGCGTCTTAAGGCTGTTAATCATCTGGGATGGGGTGTTGAGGTTTTTCAGTATCCTGTAGGTTGGAGGTGGTGCAGTAGGATGTTCCCAACCAAAGACGAAGCTTTAGAAGAATTGATGTCTTATTGGAAGCCTTTCTGGCCCCAATACGAATTTCGTGTTTACGAACAATTGAAAGATAAAGAATGAAAACTAAACCTCTGTATGTCTTGATCTGCAATGCTGGTGACGGTAGTAATTATCTTCAATTCAGCATGAGCAGTGAATGGATCGCTAAACAACAAGAGCGTGATAATAACGGGGAACTCGACTACGACTCGGTAGGGGTGGATGGGGACGGGTTCAGCTACACCACTCTCAATATCCCAGAAGAGGCAACTCCCGAATCATTAGGTATTGGGGAGCTGTTGGAGGATCAAGAAGAAGATGAGGAGGAATAACCATAGGCGTTTGCGTAGAGAAGATTGGTTCAATTCAGGTATTTCTTAAGGACGATGGTACGTACGATGGGTTTGACTTCGCCACAGGCAAGTACATTCCCGATCCCTATCACGACAAGCCCAAGGACTACAAACCTGTACCAATCAGGAAAAGTAAGGCTCAGATTGAGCAAGAGATTGCTGAAATCAATGACTACCAAGCTGTAGCCCTGCCAGACAGAAAGCTGCGTAAGGATTCGTTGGAATACTTCGGTGTCAAGATTGGCGTCTCAGAAGTAGATGGTGAAACACCCTCTCTCCATTATTACCCCTATTATCGGGAAGGTGCGCTTGTTGGGTATAAGGTTAGGCTTATCGAAAACAAGCGGATGTGGTCTGTTGGTGACCAGAAGGACGTAGATTTGTTCGGCTGGCAGCAGGCTATTGAGGCGGGTGGTAAGAAGCTGTTCATCACAGAAGGGGAGATTGATGCTATCTCTCTTTACCAAATCTTCAAAGATCATAACAAAGGAACACAATATGCGGATTTTAACCCTGCTGTTGTATCCCTGCCTCATGGTGCTGGCAGTGCTTCTCGTGATCTTACTAAGCATCTTAAATCCATAAGGGCACACTTCAAAGAGGTTGTGCTGGTATTTGATATGGATAAGGCTGGTAAGAAAGCAGCAGAAGAAGTGATGCTTGTCATCCCTGACGCTGTCGTAGCTGCATTACCTGCTAAGGATGTGAATGAATGTCTCATGGAAGGGCGAAGTAAGGCAGCTTACAACGCAATTCAGTTCAATGCTAAGAAGCCTAAGAACAGCCGTATCGTGTCTGGGAACGATTTGCATGAACAGGCTAAGGTTCCGGCTGTCTATGGCGTTTCATGGCCTTGGCGGCACGTTACAGAGGCTACACGAGGCATCCGCTTAGGTGAGACCATCTACATTGGTGCTGGGCAGAAGCAAGGGAAGAGTGAGGTGGTTAATACCTTAGCCGCTCACTTCATTAAGGAGCATGGTTGGAAGGTTTTCTTGGCTAAGCCAGAAGAATCTAACAACAAAACGTACAAGCTGGTGGCTGGTAAGCTCACTGGTAAGTTCTTCCATGATCCAACCAAAGAGTTTGATGTTGATGCGTATGACGCTGCTGGTGAAGTTCTTCAGGACCACCTCTTCATGCTTAACCTGTACCAGCATATGGGTTGGGAGAGTTTGAAGACAGACATCCGAGAGGCTGCACTGGATGGATGTAAGGCTATCATCATTGACCCAATCACCAACCTCACTAACGGGATGAATGCAGCAGATGCGAATACAAAGCTTCAAGAGATTGCGCAGGAGTTGGCGGCTATGGCCCTTGATCTTAACGTGGTCATATTCATCTTTTGCCATCTTCGCAATCCCGATGGTGGTCCACCCCACGAGCGTGGCGGAGAAGTTCTTAGTAGTCAGTTTGCTGGCAGTCGTGCTATGGCTCGATCTTGTAATTACATGCTTGGTTTGGAAGGAAATCGAGATTCAAATCTCACTCCCGAAGAGCGTAACATGCGAACCCTCGTGCTGCTCGAAGACCGAGAGTTCGGAGAAGTAGGTCGATACAAGCTGTATTGGGACAATAAGACAGGTTTGTTTAACGAAATTGTATAGAAATGGTGACTTTCTAGATATTAGGGAGTCCCTCTAGGAGATATGTATGTGGGATGTGTGGTATTTGGATCATAATGACTTTGTGAAAATTGAAGAAGTTATGGCGGAGGATTCCTATGGGGCGCTGAACTACTTTCGGGATGCCTTTGAATTGAGATACAACCGAATTACCAAAGTGGAGCGCAAGCAATGGTATTAATTGAAGAGCATTACCGTAAGAATCATTTTAATCTGGTCAAGCGCATGTCATTTCGTGCTGGGGATGCGGCTGAGGATGTGGTTCAGGAAGCATATGCTCGTGCTCTTAAATATTATAAGAGCTATGATCCTAAATTCCCCTTTGATGTTTGGTTGAAGCGCATCCTCAACAACTGTCTCAAAGAGCAGAAGAACTTGGAGAAGGGGCATATTGCGGTCTCCTTCGAAGAAGAGGAGCAAGAGGGAACCATTTGCAATCAGTTTAGTGAGCAGATGGTCGCAGAGATTGGTGTGTTGATTGACACTAAAAGCCCTGTCTCCAAGGATGTTCTGCACTATCATTTCAACCAAGGATACACAGCTAAGGAGGTGTCAGAGCTTACGGAATATACGTATTCCAACTGCCACCAAATCATTCGTAGGTTTCGTGAGGAATTGAAGGAGATTTATGGAACAGATTAAGCGGTATCGTTTTCAACCCCCTCCTGTTAATGAGGAAGAGAGGGTTGTTATTCAAGGGGGGAAACATCCTTATGGTGGATTTGTTCTTTATGAAGACCATGAGCGTATTGTCAAAGAGCTAGAAGCTCGATGTGAACGCCTCAATCGGGAATGCCAAAGCAAGGCACTAACAATTCTTGAGATGATTAGAGAGTATCCCGAAGAATGAGGGTGTGCTTCGCAGACTTGGAGGCTAATGGATTTCTACACAACGCAACCAAGGCACATTGCGGAGTGTTCAAAGACAAAGACACCAAGGAAATCACTAAGTTTCGCCCTCACCAAATGAAGGAAATGCTAGAGTTTATGGATACGGTGGATGTTCTCATCATGCACAATGCTCTTGGCTATGACCTCCCTCTTTTAAAGAAGCTCTATGGATATACCTATCCCGGAAAAAAGGTTGACACGCTTGTTATGTCGAGGCTGGTCAATCCGAAGCGTATCTCCCCTTTTAATTGTCCTAACAAGAAAGCGCCGCACTCGATTGAGGCATGGGGTTATCGGGTGGGAAGAGGTAAACCTGAGCATGACGACTGGGAAAACTTCTCAGACGATATGCTTCATAGGTGCACTGAAGACGTAGAAATCCTTGAGCTTGTCTATGAGGAGCTTCTAAAGGAAAGCAAAGGAGGTAAGTGGAAAGATGCATTTCTGCTGTCCTTTAAGCTGTTTGAAAACCTCCAAAAGCAAGAAGCATATGGTTGGCTTGTAGATCAAGACCATATGAAGTTTTGTATTTCCCAACTCACCAACTGGATTAGACGGATTGATTCTGTAATCACTCCTCGACTTCCTCTTATCTTAGAAATCAATGAACAGAAAACCGCCGGACAATACAAACACGTATCGAAACCGTTCCTCAAGAGCGGAAAGTATTCTCAAAGTGTTCTCGATTGGTATGCTATTACTGGTCTCGACCCTGATCGCCATCCCGTTGTTGGCCCTTTTAGTCGGATTGATTTCCGGTACACAGACCTAAACAGCGGGGAAGAGACTAAGGATTACCTTCTTAAACAAGGCTGGGAACCCGCAGAATGGAACTACAATGATGATGGAGACCGTACAAGCCCGAAACTTAGCAAGGATGATCCGTTTGAGGGTGTCGATGGTAAGATGGGAAAGCTCGTCGCTAAACGTGTACAGTGCAGACATCGTAGAAGCGTTATCGAAGGACTTGAAAAGCTTGTACGACCAGACGGAAGAATTGCATCGTCGGTTAACACTCTTGCGGTTACAGGGAGAGCAACCCACAGAAACATAGTAAACATCCCGCAAGCTAAAAGCTTCTATGGTAAGCAGATGAGGAAAATCTTCATCGCTAAACCGGGCTTTGTTCTTGTAGGAACTGACTCTGATGCATGTCAGGTTAGGATGTTATGTGGACGTATGAACGATCCTGTTTATACTGACAACGTACTGAACGGAAAGAAAGAAGATGGAACAGACATCCATAGCGTCAATATGCGAGCGGCTGGACTTGATAACAGAGATGATGCGAAGACATTCTTCTACGGATTCTTGTTCGGCGCAGGAGATGCTAAGGTTGGCAAAATCGTTAAAGGAACTGCACAACGAGGGAAGAAACTTAAAGCTGACTTCCTTGATGGCTTACCGGCTCTCAAAGCGCTCCTCGACTTCCTAACCAAGGAATGGCGTAAGACAGCTAAACAGCGTTACAACAAGAAGTTTAACCGCATGGAATATTACGATGGCACGATCACTGGACTAGACGGACGTCCAATTAAAGTGGGAAGTGAACATCAAATCTTGGTATACCTCCTTCAATCTGATGAAGCTATTATGATGACGGCAGCTTACAACAAGTTCTGCAAAGACATGGATCGTAAGTATGTGTGGGGAGAAGACTACGGAATCGTGTGTTGGTATCACGATGAATATACCTGCGAATGCAGAGAGGAAATTGCAGAAGATGTTCGAACCATTGCTGAAAACGCTATTGCTTGGGCTGGGAACTATTACAAAATCTCTTGTCCCCACCTTGGACAAGGAAAAATCGGAAGGGATTGGTATGCAATTCACTGATGCACAAATTAGTAAACAAGAGGACTTTGTGAATGTTCTCGCGTTTAAGCAAGAAGCTTCCTTTTATGCCGCATCTGAGGCCCGTCGCACATTTGACGAGGACACCCTGAAGCTGCGTGAAGCTAAAGCTTTGCTGGAAATTATGTTGTCTGATAAATCTAAATAAGGAAGTCATGTTTAAATCTAAAACAGTAGAATCTATTATGGCAACGTTCACTAAAACCATCTCTGATCTTGAGGAGGTTATGAACGAGCGACAAAAAGAGATTGATACGAATACCAAAATCATTCAAACACTTGAGGCGACTAACGGCGAGAATCAGCAAGAAATTGATAATGCTGCCTCCATCTCGGTTAAGCTTAAATCCCTTCTTAGCTAATATAAGGCAAGCATATGTATAACACATTCAATGGTTGGAAACGACTTGGTCGAGTAGTTGAACAGGGTCAGTTCTCTGGCATTCGTAACGAGTACGGAGATAAAATGTTCCATGTCAACCAAACTGTACCGCGTGGTGCCCCACCGGGATATCAAATGGTTCCGGTTGTGACCTACGTTCGTAAATATTACTAATCTAAAAGGAAATCAAATACATGGGTATTAACGCTAAAAAAGTACAAGGCAATGGTGGTGGCAATCGTGTTGAACAACCGAACATCGAACCGGGTGTATATCCCGCTCGTCTGGTCCAATTGCTGGACATGGGTCTCCAAGCCCAAAGAGCTTTCCAAGGTAAAGACAAACCGCCAGCACAGGAAATCATGCTGACGTACGAGCTTGTTGACGAATTCATGAAAGACGAAGAGGGTAATGATGTGGAGGATAAGCCGCGTTGGGTTAGCGAAACCTTCCCCCTTCATAACCTGAAGGCCGATCTGGCTAAGAGCACTAAACGATATCTCGCATTCGATCCTACGGAAGCCTTTGATGGGGATTGGAGTAAATGTGTAGACATGCCAATTAACATCACGATGGTTCAGAACAAGGTTGGAGACAAGGTATACGACAATGTGGCTAACATTGGTGCCATGCGCCCTAAAGATGCTGCTGCATGCCCCCCTCTCCAGAATGGTTCTAAGGTGTTCGACTTAGACAATCCAGACATGGAAGTGTTTAATTCTCTGCCTGAATGGATTCGTAAGAAAATTATGGGTAATCTAAACTACGCTGGCTCGCCTCTGGAAGCTTTGATTGAGAAAGCTCCTAAAGAAGATAAGAAAGAGAAGCCAGTCAAGAAGGATCGTAAGCCCGTTGAACCTGCTGACGATACGGATGATTCGGATGATGACAATCCGTATTAATGCAGCCACTAATTGACGCCGACGTCTTAGTATATGAATGTGGCTTCGCAGCGGAAACTGCGTGGAAGGGGGAGAACCATGGCATCGATGTTGACGCCTTTCCTCCTCCTTTCGATAGGGTTGCCGATCTTCTTGACAATCGTATTGCTAATACGTGTGCTATTGTCGACGCTACTATGCCTCCAATCCTATTTCTTACCGGGAAAACAAACTTCCGATATGGACTAGCAAAGAGGCAGCCCTACAAGGATGGGCGTGGCAAGAAGCCATATCATTATAAGAATGTCCTAGCTTACATCAAAGGAAAATATGATTATCGGCTCACCGAAGGGCTGGAGGCTGACGACCTCATGGCAATTGAACAAACAAAAGCGACTGATCAAACCATTATCTGCACAAGAGATAAAGACCTCCGACAGGTGGCTGGCTGGCACTATGGATGGGAACTTGGAAATCAGCCGCAATTTGGGCCACTGTACGTTGAAGCGCCTGGACGGATCACATTATCTGCTAACCGTAAGAAAGTCGAAGGTTATGGTCCACTCTTCTTCTTTAGCCAATGTCTTACAGGTGACCGGGTTGACTCTATTCCGGGACTCGAAGGATGTGGACCAGTTAAAGCGTATCAAATACTTGAAGGATCGAAGACTGAGGAGGAAGCATTCAAATCAGTGCTTGCGGCTTATAAGGTTGCATTCGGAGATCGTGCAGAGGAAGAGCTTCTTGAACAAGGAAGATTATTACACATGACAAGAGGGCTGAATGAAGATGGCTCTCCAATCTTATGGGAACTGCCTATGATTGAAGGTATCGGTGGGGCGTGAGTTTAATGGAGGGGATTGGACCCAAGCGAGGTTCAATTCCTTCGTCAAGAGTGCTCTGAGGGCTGCTAGTAGGCGCTGGCCCCCTAAGTTCCGAGCATTGAACGAAGCCTGTGTTGGACAGCGTACGAATATTAAGACAGGAAGGCTTGCCAAGCATTATACATGCAGCGCTTGCCTAGTTCCACATCCCGCCAAGGATGTTCAAGTAGATCACTATGAAGCAGTCATTGACCCCTCTGTGGGCTTTGTCTCTTGGGACAGCTTCATTGACAACCTGTTTTGTGAACAAGAGAATCTGCAAGTGCTGTGTAAGCCTTGCCATGAAATTAAATCCACTGCTGAGAAGCAGATTGCGAAAGAAAGAAAAGCTAATGCTAAATAAAGACATGTTCAAGGGTTTCTCACTGTTTAACGATATCAAAGACAAGGAGCTGCGTACTCGTAATCGTGCTGTAGTCCTGTGTAATATTGCTGAAGACAACACTCGCAACAAAGCTATCACGGCCAAAGGATCGGGCATCATCCTAGGCTACTTCGGCCTTATTCCAGAGGATGAACGGAACGATGTAAAGGAAGCATTCAAGCTGGGCATGCAACAACGTGGCTTTGCCCTAAGCTGATGGAGTTTGATAACCAACCTAAGCCTGTACACAACACGCTCCCTGCGGTATGGGAGCTTGTTAAGCAGGACATGACAAAGCGTAATGAGTTCGGTACTAACAAGTACGGAACCCCCTTACAACCCTTTAATGGACGAGATGTCCTACAAGACGCCTATGAGGAAGCTCTTGACCTCTGTGTCTACCTTCGACAGGCAATCTATGAACGTAATTCCAAAGCTGTTACTCACGATACCTCTAGTTACACTGACCCCCATTTCCCTTGCTAATGATTGGACCACAAATGACACAATTCGACAAGCTGCTGTCCTCGGTACGTTCTACCTTGACCAAGCTCAAACAAAAGACATCAAAAATCACCCGTGGGCACACGAAACAAATCCTCTACTCGGTCGTAGCCCTAGTGATCCTCGCATTCGTAATTACTTCCTGTCGGCAGGGCTAATTCATACGGCTATTGCTTACAAGCTCCCTCCAGAGTATCGGAGGGGGTTTCAATATACAACCCTTGCATTGCAGCTTGCTGTAATTGCACATAACAAAAAGATCGGACTACGTTTTGAATTCTGAAGATACCGTGACAATTACAAGAGAAGAGTATTTAGATCTTCTTGAAGACAGTAGTTTCCTTCTCTGCTTGGCAGCATGTGGGGTAGATAATTGGATTGGTTATGATGACGCCAGAGAGATGTTTAATCAGGAAAATGCTGAAATGGGTGATGTGTACGAATGAGGACAGCCCATATTCAAGCAACCTTGATTGGTCATTACGGTGACGATCTGACTGTGGTAAATGCAGCACGAGTGAGCTTTGAGAAGGAGAGCGGGTATGTACAATTCTCAGATGATCCTGAAGATAAGATGCTCTCTACACCAGATGCAAAGCTAATCACCTACCTTGCCAAGCATAAACACTTCTCCCCATTCAACCATGCCTTCCTGAGCTTCCGTGTCAAAGCTCCCATCTTCGTCGCTAGGCAGCTTGTTAAGCACAAGTTTATGCCTTGGAATGAAGTGAGTAGGCGCTATGTAGATTCTGAGCCTGAGTTCTTTATCCCCGATGTATTTAGGGCTAAAGCGGATAATGTAAAGCAAGGAAGTTCAGACGAACCTTTCCCTGACTATTACAGCCACGACATGAAGGCCCATTGCCGAGCATCCCTTAATCTATATCATTGGTATCTAGAACATAAGATGTGCCCTGAACAGGCACGTATGGTACTCCCTGCCAACATGATGACCGAATGGATTTGGTCTGGTACTTTAGGGGCCTTTGCTGACATGCTTAAGCTGCGACTTGATCCTCACACACAGAAGGAGAGCAGGGATGTAGCTAATCTAATCTACGCTCAAGCTCTCCCTCTGTTCCCCGTATCCCTTGCTGCACTATTGGAAAATAAATGAAGAAGACCAAATATTACATTATAGAGCATGATCGATATGTTGAAGTTGTCGATCAAGATGGAAACCATGTAAATAGTTTCTGGACTTTTTATGATGCATATGCCAATTATCTTATTGAAAAATAAATGAAGCCATTCCATGTAATGCCGAATGGAATTAGGTTTGGAGTTTTCGATGCTGTCGGTGTCTTCGTAGATGATTTTATGACGGAAAAAGATGCCCTGTTGTTTGCCAATTATCTTAATGAAAGACGTAATGACCAAAATCCTAATTCTTGACATCGAAACAGCTCCTACCTCTGCTTACGTATGGGGTGTGTGGGATCAGAATGTAGCAATGAATCAAATCATCAAGCCGGGATATATTCTGTCCTATGCGGCTAAGTGGGCAGGGGGAGTTGCTGTGGTGTGCCAATCTCTGAACACCAACACCAAAGAAGAGATGCTGTATGGTGTTTATAACCTTCTTACGGAAGCGGATATTGTAGTTCATTACAATGGTAAGAAATTTGATATTCCTACTTTGAACCGGGAATTCATTCTAATGGGCTGGAAACCACCAGCAGGATATAAGCAGATTGACTTGCTTCCAATTGTACGACAGCAATTCAAGTTCCCACATAATAAGCTTGATTATGTCGCCCGAGCTTTGGGTTGTGGAGGAAAGCTGAAACATGCAGGCTTTGATATGTGGATTGGCTGTATGCAGAACGATCCTGCAAGCTGGGAGATGATGGAGGAATACAATGTGGAAGATGTTATCGTCACAGAACGTCTGTATGACAAAATTCTTCCTTGGATTCCTAATCACCCTAACGTTGGCCTGTTCAATGGGGTGCCGGACGGCTGTCCTAATTGCGGTGGCCTTCATCTGGAAAGGCGGGGCTTCTCTTTCACTGCCGTAGGTAAGTATCAGCGCTATCAGTGCAAAGACTGTGGCACATGGAGTCGTGGTAAGCAGAACGTAGCTGTTAAGAACAACATTGTGAGGGCCAACTAATGCATTACGATCTGGATGACTACCAAGTAGAAGCAGAGATGTTTGCTATTTATCCCGAAGTGGCAACGGGAAGTAATTCAGAACTCTCCTATCTCTCCCTTGGCCTCTGTGGAGAGGCTGGGGAGGTGGCTGAGAAGATTAAGAAGAAGATTCGTGATGGGAAGTTTGACAGACATGAAACTGCTAAAGAGTTGGGGGATGTACTGTGGTATGTCGCTAATATGGCAGCAGCATTGGACTATAGTCTGGCTGACATTGCTTATGACAATATTAAGAAACTCACCGACCGGAAACAACGGAATGTAATCGCTGGTAGTGGCGACAATCGATAAGGAACTAATGACAAAACAACCATCGCTGCGCAGTCAGCTTATTACTCGTCGTACTTACAATCGCCCTCTTGACGAGCAGGGTAAGGTGTTTGAAACCTTTGAACAAACTGTTGATCGTGTAATCGGACATCAAGAGTGGCTGTGGGATCGAGCAGAAACTAAGGTACAGAAATATGACGACATCGCCATTCGAGAACAAGAATTGGCAGAGCTTAGAAAGCTCATGTTGGAACGTAAGGTACTTATGTCCGGTCGTACTCTCTGGCTCGGAGGTACAGAGGTTGCTAAGCGTCGAGAAGCTTCGCAATTCAATTGTTCATTCACCAATGTCGAAACTATCCATGATGTTGTGGATGTCCTGTGGTTGCTCATGCAAGGATGTGGAGTGGGCTTCCGTCCAATTGTGGGGCAGCTCACTGGATTCCAAAAGCCCATCCAAGAAATTGAAATCATTCGTTCAGAAAGAACAGACAAGAATGGAAAGCAAGATAATACCGAAACCTTTGTCGATGGTGTCTGGACTATTCAGGTCGGAGACAGTGCAGAAGCATGGTCAAAGAGCATTGGTAAACTGGTCTCTCATAAGTTTCCCGCCCATAAACTTGTACTCGATTTCTCCCAGATTAGACCAGCAGGTGAAAGGTTAAAAGGATATGGTTGGATTAGTTCTGGTGATGCTAGCCTTGCTACTGCTTATACTAACATCATTCAAATCCTTAATCGTCGTTCTGGTAGCCTCCTTACTCGGATCGATATTCTTGATCTTGTTAACTGGCTTGGGACTGTCCTTAGCTCTCGTCGTAGTGCTGAAATTGCACTCTTTGAGTATGGAGAAGATGAATGGGAAGAATTCGCAGTAGCCAAACGAAACTGGTGGGAAGATAATGTACAACGAGCACAAAGTAATAATTCCCTCCTCTTTAAGCAGAAGCCAAGCAGAGATGCTCTTAAAGCTATATTCGACCTTATGGTGGAGTCTGGAGGATCAGAACCCGGCTTCATCAATGGACAGGCGGCCACGAAAAGAGCCCCATGGTTTAAGGGAGTCAATCCTTGCGCTGAAATCCTTCTTGGCAACAAATCATTCTGTAACCTAACGGAGGTAGACGTTGCAAAGTTCAAAGGTGATTCCGCAGGGTTGCGAAGAGCTATTCACATTGCTGCAAGGGCTAACTACAGACAAACCTGTGTTAATCTCATTGATGGTGTCTTGCAAGAGGCATGGCACCTTAACAACAGCTTCCTGCGTCTGTGTGGGGTGGGACTTACTGGTATTGTCCGACGGCCGGATTTGGGCGCATACGATTACTCCGAGTTGCAACGAACTGCTACCAGCGGAGCTTATTCAATGGCTGACGAACTTGGGCTTCCTCGTCCAAAGAACGTTACTACTATCAAGCCCTCAGGAACCCTATCAAAGGTCATGGACACTACGGAGGGAGTACACAAGCCCCTCGGTCGATACATCTTCAACAATGTCAACTTCGGTAAACATGACCCCCTTGTTCCTCTTTGTAGAGCAGCAGGATATAAGGTTATCGACAACCCAAGTGACCCCGAAGCGGTCCTCATTACTTTCCCGGTTTGCTGGGCGGATGTTCCCTTCGAAAAAGTAAATGGGATGGATGTCAACCTTGAGAGCGCAGTTAGTCAGCTTGAGCGCTACAAGATGTTGATGATTAACTGGTGTCAGCAAAATGTCTCTGCGACTATCAGCTATAGCGTTGATGAAGTGCCAGCTATCATTGATTGGCTGCTTGATAATTGGGATAATTATGTCGGGGTATCTTTCCTGTTCCGTACTGATCCAACTAAGACGGCTAAGGATTTGGGATATCTCTACCTCCCACAGGAAGTAGTGACTAAGGAAGCATACGATGCTTATATGGCGATCATTCAGCCTATTGAGCTTAACAAGGCTAATGACATTAATGCAGAATTGGAGGATGAATGTGCAGGAGGAGCTTGCCCAATCCGGTGATTAGGATGCTAAAGAAGGGGATCACTAAGGTGGTCCCTAAAATGTACAGATGCCGATGAAAGGAACTAATGGCAATTTCAATTGAAGCAGGGTGTGCTAAAATCCCAGGAACTACCAACTCCTACCTCTACCGATATTCAGACAATGCTGGAAATCACGTAGTGGTGTTCTTAGCCAATAAGATTCCCGAGATTGGGGATAGCATTGAGAATGGCGTACTAGTCCCGCTAGTAGGCTACAAGATTAACAATGATCCGGGCTTCCAAGCTAAGCGCTGCGATTAAACAAAAAAAAAGCCACTAGGGATTTCTCCTTAGTGGCTCTCTCCTTACTCACTCTATTCTGAGTGTTACAATCCAAACCTAGTTTTAAAGATGTTAATTAATTGCGGTGTCAAGACGGTTTCAATAGCCAACTCGTTAGGGTGCACACCGTCGGTTGCATAGTTAAGGGCAGGAATCCATCTCTCAGGGTTTGCCCCGTCCCCCATACCGCCTAAGAAAATACACTTAACACTGTACGAATTAGCCAAATCAGAAATCTGCTGTTCCTGTTTAAGCTTTGCGGCATACTGTGCAGTGTTAAGCGAATTTGAAGGCATACGATTGGTAAAAATAACTTCTGGGATACCATATTTCTGTGCTGTTGCCATCACGTCAGTTGCAAGAGCAAATGCATTCTGGACAGTAGCATCCGTAACCCCACCATCATTTACACTATCCACCCCAACAATCAAAATCGAAGGAGGAGGTACACCAGCAGCCAGAGCATTCTTAGCCTGTGCCCAATAGGTAGCAGAAGTTTGCGAGGAAGCCCCAAAATTGCAAGGAATAACAGGTCTTTGAGGGGTTGATACCGACATGCATGCTCTATACACCCACGAAGAAACCTTATCTGTTACCAGCCCATCGTTCTGATGGGTTGAATCCCCCACATCCCAAACACTTAATACTGGAACGTTGTAAGAGACAATTGGGAATACATCCATAAGGACATTGTCGAGGCCAAAGTTCCATCCAAAGTTTCCAACACCATCCTCTAGTGCGGCGCCTACCTGAATAGTGCGGCCCCTCATAGCATCCGTAGGAAGCCTTGTAGCGCCCTGTAGGCCCACGAAAGGAAATCCGGCAGCCGTACCATCCTGATAGAAGCGATAGACCAACAGCGGCCTTGTACCACCGTCTAAACGGCTTTCTCTGCTCTTCAGAGCCACCTTGTTAGAGATGACGTAAGTCTGGTCCACATTAGTCTTGTCCACTCCAGTTGCGTTAGCGGAATAGGAACCAAGAGTTTTAACAGCGGTTGCGGGATCACTAGCAATGGGGAATGTGAAACTAAGGCTATCCACCAAGGTAATAGCAGCCGCAGTAACATTGAACACAGTAACATCAGTACCTCGAATGGTAATAGTGTTTCCTGTTACAAGTCCATGAGGTTTCTTAGTCACCATAGTGGCTACAGTACCAGTGTTGGCTAGGGATACAATTTCTACACCCGGCCAAGACACTGGTTGGAATCCATTAACCGTTCCGGCAGGTGCCAGCTGATTGTAAGCAGTGGGTGTGCCCCCTACACTATACACAGGCAAGGAGAGATTCTGGCTGAGGGTAAGTCCGTTGGCAATTGCGAAATCATTAGACTCAGTGACCCCAACTAGTGCCCTCGATCCGTTAAGAATGCTGGTAGCTGATCGATTAATGCGCAACAGTCTTACTGCATTAAAGGGGGCTTCCATTTCCATCTTAACACTCATAGTCCATTTAGAACTTGAATGACCAGTGGTTTGTAAGATTCCTCCTGTACCACTAACCCCATAGAATCTACTTAAAGCCTCTGTACGGAGACTAGAAGTGGAGAACGGAGTACCCCCCGGACCCCCACTTGCAAAGAGCTGTCGCAGCTTGTCCTGATTAGCCCCAGTGAATCCAGTTTGGGAGAGGTATTGCTTTTCTAAATCTTGAATTGCCATTATGTTCCTATTTAGTTATTACTACGGGAGGTCTCAATCCAGTTAGCACCGTCGCTAATCAGGGTGATTGTATCCGTGAAGGTGGTAATGAAATCCCCTGCCATCCTCAGATTATTACCCTCAACAACAGTTAGGGGATCAGAGAATTGCATAGTCACTCTTCGGTCTGGCCATGAAGGAGTGATGGAAGTGATGTTGGTAGTTCCTGTTACGAAGAAGTATTCTCCATCCACAGGGAGGGTGAGAGTGGCATTTGAAACAATGGTCCTAGTAAGTCCAGTACGATTACCCTGAATTCGTGTGAATACGTTCATAGCTTCAATCTGCCCAAGGGTGTTTCCTGTGACTAGGTTGTTTACCACCATGTTACGTGCTTCCGTACCACCACCTCGAATCCCCCAGCCGGTATTGAGCGAAGAGTTGTTACCCATAATAACACTGTCGGTGACGTTATTAAAGATCATCCCTGACACAGCATTACCAGTCATGACGTTAGTACCGAAAGTCATGAAGCTACTAGCAGTCTCGTTCTTATATCCCGACTGCGTATTGTCCTTGCCAATATTACCGGCAAATGCAGCAAAGGTGCAACTGTCCGTGGTAAATCCGTGTCCGACATTCCCTTGGGAAGTATTGCCAGTAACGGTTAAGTTAACACAGGAATCAAACCAGTATCCACTCAGCCCATTCCCGTAGCTTCCATTACCAGTCACAGTACAGGCATTGCACACACCAGTATTAGGACGAACAACAATCCCATGCTTAGAGGCCCCATAAATATTGTTACCAGTGACGGTGAGTCGGGAGCCTCCTACGTGCAATCCATTATTACCGCCTCCGTAGCAGTTGTTGCCACTAAAGGTGAGATTGTCATGTTGAGCAGTGTAGGCAGTGATGTTATCTGCGTTAGGGTCGCCTTGGCCGTTGTTCCAACAAGTGTTGTTATTAATGGTTCCGTTATTAGCAGTTCCGATAATACCAACTCCATGGGTTCCATTGTTCCAAGACATATTGTCATTGAAGGCGAACTCAGTAATCAGATTGTCAGCAGTGATTCCCGAAGTGGCATTGTTGTATGTGTAGTTGTTTTTACACATGATGCCAGTTAGCGTGGAACCCCCGAAATAGATTCCGCTAGAACCAGTATTGAATACCATACAATCCATAACACGGGAATTAGTAAGGCCAGTCCCACCACTAGCAATTCCATGCCCGCCAGTGTTGTTAGCCTTGTTACCGTCCAACTTCAACCCTCTAATCTCTGCGTCATCAGCACCATTAGCAAATCGAAGCATATGGTTATTGACACCATTAGCTAGCGTAAGCAAAGCGCCATCTGAATACAGCCTCGCTCCTGATGGAATGAATACGGTAGAACCGATTCTATATTTCCAACCAAGCCCTTTAGGAATGAATACAGGCTTGCCAGTGGCAAGAGCCGCAGTAAGCGCAGTGTCGATGCTAACAAGAGCAGTTCCCGCAACCACATCGTTCTTCATTGCCGTAGTCATGAAGTCTTGAATGGTCACTCGTTCTTTAAGCTTCTCTTGCGCTTGAACAGTTACAGCGCCTGTACCAGTTTGCGTGAAGGTATCAACACCCGCTGGTCCTTGTGGGCCTGCTGGACCCTGTGCACCAGCCGCGCCGGGTGCTCCTGCGGCCCCTGCTGGTCCTGGGCTGCCTTGTGGTCCCGTAGTACCGGGGTCTCCTTTATCTCCTTTGAACAAGACCTGAATATTAATCAGGTCTAGTAGCCGCAATGGCTCTTGTTGACTAAGAGGGGCAGGGAGATTCAAGATTCGATTGCTATTCATATCAATAGCATTCTCCATCGAATTAGGTTCTCCGGTAGGATTCTGACGGTACAACACCTTATTCTGGAACTCCTCTTGAATCCTGTCAAAGTTGTTGTTAATCAGAGTGGTGTTATATTTACTCTGAATGTCATTAAGTGGAATCTTCATTTCTTTCCTTTGAGGTGTGGTTTGTTCTTAGCTCTATTAGCCGACTTGGACATAACCTGAAGATTCTTAGTTGAGTTGTTAGCCGTATTCATATTCTTATGATCTACGTCTTTACCGTCCCCCTTGTGTACCTTCCCAGCCTTAGCCATCTTACTGCGTGCTGCATTACGCTGAGCACGTCTTGTCTTCTGTTCCTCCGAGGAGTTATACTTCCGCTGTCGAATCGAATCAGCGGTAGCTCCCTTCTTGAACTCTCCCTTTTTAGGCATTACGCACCCTTCTTAATAGTTTGCTCTACACGGCCAATCTCTCGGGTAATCCGCTCTCTGTTCGTCTTATCAGATTCTTTAGAGAGTTCTGCCCTCAGGGTGTCAAGCTGTACCTGATCCCTGTTGGCTTGTCCTGCTTTATACTTGGCATTCACACTCGCCCACCCCTCACTTGGAACCACATCCACAGGCTTGCTAGGAGCGGCTACAGGGCTTCGTTTAGCCACTTGTGGGGGAGCGGCCCAAGATCGCTCCCAAGGGCCTCCTGAGGCCTTCTGAGGGGCTTGTACAGGCTCTTCTTGTTTAGGAGTGGGAGCTGGTGCTTCATTCCAGCTCTTGGTCCATGGTTCACTTGTCTTGTCGCTGCCAGTTGCTTCGGTCGCCATATGCGCCTCCTGTGTATTTGTATCCGTCCACCACGTCTCCAACCTTAAGTTTCTTGGGGTCAGGGAAAACAGCAGGAAGAAGCAAATGCTTATTAGACTCCCAATATTTACCGTAATCTGTAGTTCCTTCCATATGCGCCCCCATGTGAACTAGGGTGTTAAGACCTGCTGCTGCCGCATCAAGACCACTGCGCGTAAAGCTGCTTCCAATTGTTTGGCTAGAGCCGGGCTTATCTTTGAAGGACACTTGGCTACCTGAGAATACGATATCAACAGTGTCAATCATCTTCTGTTGTGGCTGTCCTCTGTTGCCACCATCACGTCCTACACTTCTCGTGATTGGCTCTTCTAGACGCTGCATGATAGCCGTCTTCACAGATGGTTCATAAGACACTTGGAATACCTGCTTTGCATTCTGCATGGTAGGCATGTCCACTTTTCCCGAAGCTGCTAGTGTACCAAACTCCGTAGAGCTATAGAAAGAGCTAAGTTCTTTAAGAGCAGCAGGGCTAATGCTTCCGTCCATCTTACTAGTCTGCCGCATCACCTCGTTGGTAGCGTTAATAGCCTCCTGAGTGGCTTTGGCCTTATCGGTCACCTTGCCATTATTAAGATTGCTAATAGCTCCTTTAAGACCCTTTAGCGCACCCTTCTCATCCGGGGTGCCGACAATAGGAGCAGCAGGGGTTGAGGTTCCTCCCAGACCTGCCTGTGCTAACCAAGAGATGATCTTAGGAGAGGCAGTGAGCTGAATGAGAGCAGGGTCTTTGAAGAGGTCTGTTCCCACGACAGCGGTTCGCAATGCGGGATCAGCTACAGCAGAAATCTTAGCTCGATACATAATAGAATCGAATTCAGCTTTCAGCCTAGAAGCCTCCCCTTCAACCTTGGCTTTAGGGTCCATCATCTTAACTGCATTAGCATGGATGTCATCAACCAGACGTTGCCAAGGGGCGGCCATCTCGGGATTAGCAGCAGCTACAGCTTGAAGCCCTTGCTTAATACGATTGGCATTGGCATCAATGAGCATAACCTTCTGTTCGAAAGGCATTGTGGTATTGCCCATCAGGTCTGTGACCTGTGAACCTAAAGCATCAAAGTTCTTATCTGCGATGGTTACCAATCCCTGCTTAGCATCTTCCTTCCTCTGGTAGTCCGTGACCGATTGAACATGATTGGTCTGAGCACGCTGTTCTGCATTCTGAGCACGTTCTTGTTCGTCGCGTTTATAACCTGCTTCCGTTTCTTGTTTGAGGCGCTTGGCATAGTTGTAGGCATCCAAGGTTTTATCCTCAGCATCCTTTCCCATCCCCGAATAGAACACGTAGCCTTCATCGGAAGCATTCTTCTTAGCGCTTTCTCTAAGAGCAATGTCCCGATCTACTTGTTTCTGTGCCTCTCCCACTTCCGTACCGTCATACACTGCCTTCTTGGCCTCAACCAGTTCAGTCGCATATTCTGGATAGGAAGCCAAGAGTTTAGTGTAGTTGGCACGAGAAGCTGTTCCCACTTGAGCAGCATTCCACTGACCGCTAGTTAGCGCATCAGTGTATACCTTCTCATTATTGATGTATTCCCCCACAACTGCATTCCTACGTGCCGCAGCATCGTCCTTACTCTTATCCCTGAAAGCTTTACCAATAAGATCAACAGCTCGGTTAAGCCCATCAAAGTTCATAGGACCAGCAGTTTGTTGCTGAACAGGGGCAACTGTTTCTGCCCCTGCTGCCTGTGGCCCCGAAAGATTGACATTGAAATCAGCCAAAATTATTCCTCTTCTTTATTGTTTTCTCGAATCTGATTAACGCTTCTGTAACGTTCCATCATCTGGTTCTTTACATTGTCGCTGACAGGCATCTTGCGGATGTCATCTTCCATGCTCTTACGGCTTGGCATGGTAGTGTGCTTGAACATCATCTCCAACAGTGCTTGTTCTTTGCCTTCCAGATCACGTTTCCATTGTTGTTGAACAAGGTTACGATCATACGGTTCGTCAAAGGTACGCATAAGCATGCTGGTAACTTTCTGGATGTGTTCCACATCTGGATTGTCTTTCCCCAGCTCTTGCTTGTAATAAGAGACAATGTCACGATACTTACGCATCACTTCCTCGTCATGCTGTTTCTTAGCAGCGGTGCGGCTCTTGCTAATCTCATAGAGTTCCTTGGTGCTCTTAGTACCAAAGCCCAAGAAGGCGGCTGCAATCTCAGGAGTGGTAACACTAGAATCCACTGTAACCCCTTGACCGTCCATCTTCTTACGAGTTTCAAGCATGATTAGTGCATTGTCAGCAGCAGTCCATCCAGAGGTAATCTTGGCTACATCATTCAAGACCGTACCGAACTCTGTTGGATTGTTAGGATCAATCTCATCAATCACATTGAAATAGCGCCCCATGGTTTTCATGGCCGTGGGGATACGACCGTTTCTCCGACTGTTATTGGTCCCATCCACTGCGAACAACTGACCAGCAGGAGAAGCAGCAACCATGCCCATGAAACCATCATCAAGGAGCGCCGTGTACATTCTCGCCCATCCATCCATAGCATTAGGAGCCAAAGCACTAAAGTCAATACGAGTTTCTTCATCGCTGTCGTCCAAATCGTTGATTGCTTTATTAAGTGCCCATGCTTCCATTCCGTCTACAAACATCTCACGATGTTCTGGATCATCAGGAAGAATGTCACCTCCGTCAGCACCCGCAGCAGTCATCATAGAAGACACAACACCTACAGGGGCACCCCACATCAGCATATCCCAGCCCATCAAACGCATACGTACACTCAAAGGGAGCTTGCGATTGGTAGCTTGAAGAATAGCCTTGTGTGGCATCTGCAAGAACTGAACAGCCATTGCCATGGTTGATTGCGTGTAAGTGAGTTCTCCAGCTTTATTCAAGTCATAGCTGAGTGCACGAGCTTCGGTGTATGCAAGGTCACGATTGGTTTTATTCATAAGGTCAATACCCTTGCGAGTATATTTCTCATGGACAGCAGCCAAGTGTCCCATCATATTAACCTTCTCACCAATATCAAAGCCGATAGTTTGTGGAACAGACATCACACTACCAGCCGCTCGTTTAACTCCCGAAGAACTATCCGCCATAGACAATCCAAGTCCACGAACCAAGCTGTTACGGTCAACACCAGCAACCATTCCGCTGTCGGTTACAAACTTATGGAAGTCTTTAGCAGCCTTGCTTGGCTGACCAATACCCGCACTCACTTGCAAATAACCAGACATACGAGAAGCCCAGCCGCCATTCAGAACACCTTTAGGGTTGTAAGCAACCATGCGGCCTGCTTGGTGGCTCTGCACAATCCATTGACGAATTGGATTAGACATCGCAATGTATGCTTGGAATACAGTGGCCTTGCCCACGTTAGTAGGAGCAAGATCACCTACAGCACGAGCAGCACGCTCTCCGGTAGACAGATGGAACTTACCAAGCGTGTCAGCAATAACATTCATACCTGCCTTGAATGCCTCATCTGCCATGTTGATATAGCCATTCTCTAAGAACTCGATGTATCCGTAAGTGGTACGAGCATCAGCTACTTGGCTGCTAGTATGACTTACGTGGTCAACAATCTCAGAAATGTTCTTAGGATAGTCTTTACCACCCATACCGTTAGGAGGAAGCATATCTCCATATTGCTCCATGAAGCGCTTCTTGGCTGTCTCCAACACAGGACGGCTAACAGAACGGCCAGCAAGGCTCTTAGCAGCCCTCACAGCACTTTCCATAGGATTTTCTACAAAGCTACCACCACCAAGCTGATTAACACCTGTAGCCTCTGTAAGGGGTTTCCCACGACGTCTCTGGGCAATACGACCACTGGCTTCATTCAAATCCCAATAGCCATCTCCATCCTTCTTAAATCCTCTAGTGTCTTCACGAATCTCATGACGAATACCAGATGCTTGGGTTTGACTCTTAACGAACATATCTGCGTCTGCGGTATTGCCAGCCACTGCTACAGTCTTACGAGTAACCTTGCCACTCGCATCTGTATGTAGTTCGTCAATGAACTTAGGAGCTTTGTAATTAACCGTGTAGTAGCCTTCACGATAGTTGAGAACAGCATCCGTATCCCTAACCTTACGAAGATATTCCGTAGGGGTGTTACGAACAATCATGTGTTCAACCATAGTGCCATTGATGTCAACCGGTCTACGAAGAACAGCATAGCTGCCTCCTTTGTTGTAGAGGTCATCCATCTCAGATTTAGTCAGGACAGCAACATCATCAATCGCAGGGTCATAAACCTTTCCGATATTCTGATTCTTGCTTACGTTACGGCCAAACATCTTAGTCCCATTAGCCTCCAACACTTGGAACCCTTGAGAATTCAGAGTGCGAACCAAGTCATAGTTTTCCAGATAGTAGTGACCATCCCAGATGTCATTCCACTTCTTCAAGCTCTGAATCTCTTGAGGATTGAATCCACGAGCGGCCAGTTGTAAAGGATCATGCTTCATTCCTTTTACGTTTGCCTCAACAATGTATTCATTCAGCTTGGTCATTCTTTCACTGCCAAAGGAAGCAAACTCAGTACGCAGTTCCTTAATAGGCTTGAGAAGAACGTTCTCAAAATTAATAGCTTGGTCTGTAGCAGTAGAGGCGCTGCCTGTCAGAGTAGGGTGTAGCATGCTACCCGGATCAAAAAGATTACCGGACATACTTCCGTACTTCTCACTGGTCAGTTGTCCAATACGATCTACAAAGTTTCTCTTGACACTGAGAGGATTCCATTCTTCAACCTGACCGTCTGTGATAGCATGGTTAGTCTTAACCTTGACAATGTAGTCCCCAGGCTCAGACACACCATATTCTTTAAACCCTTTAGCGAGTTCCTCATCAACCTCAAAAGAGTTATAGGGAGCCTTTACACTGGTTCCGGAATCATCAAAAGCTTTAGTAAGCTTAGAATGGCCTTCTGGAATGTCAACATAATGTACTGCACTTCCTGATTTCTCAGCATACTCTTTAGCATATTTAAAGTCAGGAGAAACAAATCTTGCACCATCGGGCTTTGCACCACCATGGTACATTCTCACAAATCCTGGAGCAGGTCCATCATTGTAAGGAACGTAGTCCAATCCTTTCTTCTTCATAATGACAATCTCATCATCACGAATGCCATAGCCTCGGAGGGCATATTTAGCCTGCTCTCGTGCCGCTGTTGCATTATCAAAAGAACCTCCAGCCGTAGAATAGTGAGCATCAATAGCAATATGATCCCCATTCACTCGGAACGTGGTCATAGAATCGTTAATCTCTAATCCTGTGGCATTACGAAAATCCCTCTTCGTATTAGCAACTGTCTGCTCAAACTCTTGGGCCGTATATCGAGTGGCCCCAGTATTTTGCAAAGCCTCAACCACTTCCTGATTAACTTTGTTAAGAACATTTCCGCTTTCCGCACCAACCTGCGGATAGATGTTATTAGCCAGTGCTTGTTCCCGATTCATCCCGGTGAGGGCTTCTGCCACTTCATCCGATCCCGACAAGATAGCCTGATGCATAGAACGGGCCTGAGCAGGATTCACCTGTTCCACAATGCTGTAAGGGGAAGCAGGATGCTCCCTACGTACAACAGAGTTAAGCTTGATACGCTCAAGGGATTCAGCAATTGGATTCTTCAACCCCGGAGAGGCAACAGCACCTTTCTTAAGATTTTCAATCTGCTTGTCCAACACGTCCAGTCTTTGGCTTACAGTAGCTGAAGTACGGTTAACACTAATTTGCTGAGTAATATGACCAACCCTACCCTCGAACTCCACAACTTGATCTTGGATTTGTCGGCTGGCTTCTTTTTTAGCATCCTGATATTTCAACTTCTTAGAAGCCTGTAGTTCTTTAGCCAAGGCGTTAATAGCTGCCTCGCTAGAGTCTGGCCTATTAGCATTGAGCGCTTTAAGCTCATCACTCATAGATGCCACATCTCCCTTACCAGCTAAATTACCTGCATCCCCTAATAGGCTAGCCCTCTCTGCTTCCAGCTTTGAAATCTGTTTTTGTACATTAGCTGCTTCCTTAGAAGGCATTGGGGATTTAGCGCTACGGCTGATAATCTCGTCGAGAGCATCCTTACCTGCTGCTGGTGCCTTAGCAGACGCAGGGGCATCATATCCAAGACGAAGCATTTCAGATTGCTTAGCGCTCTGTGTAGCATTAGCAAATTCGGCTGCCTTAAGACCACCACCAATACCGATCTTGGCTGCTCGGATTTCACTACCAACCCAGAAAGCATCCAAGACAGTCATCATATTTTCTGTCCAGATTTGCCCATTGCTGTGTTGTGGCTGATCCAAGATGTTCACTGCTGTCGAATACTGAGCGTAGTAATTCTCGTTATGGAACACACTGGCGCTGTCTTTAATACCGCCAAGCAGGCTCTTAGTATATTCAGCTCTCTTCTCAGGAGGAATAGACAACAGCTTTGCCTGAAGGTCTGCCTTGGTCGATCCCGGCAGTAGGAAGTTTTTAATCCAAGAACCCAAGCCTGTAGGAGTACCTGCCTTCTCATTAACACTCTTAGCGACATTAGCCGCAATAGCATTACGTCCGAAGGGCAGTACCTCCGCAGCAGCCATATCTCCAATCAAACCTGCATTAGCACTAGGAAGAGTGGCCATGAAGCCATTCATCAGCTTCTGACGATTCTCACGCTCCTCTTGCATCTCTCCCATTACATCCGCAGTGCTAATACGAGCGGCTTCCCCCCGGAAGTCTTCCCCTTTATTATCAGCAGCAAGGGCTTGGGATTGGAGAACAACGGCTGGTTCGGCTTTGAAATCCGTAGTCTGTACGAAGTTCATCAGCTTACGCTTTTGGTCCAAGGGGATGTTCTGGTCCCCAAGGATTCCAATTACGTGTTTCATACTGCCTGATTTATTGCGATCTGCAATTGCTTGCATTGCTTGTTGATGCGTTACATCCTGTCCTTCACTAGCTTCCTGCATCATCAGGCGGTATCTTTCTACCATTTCCTCTGGCTCACTCGTCAAGATGGCAGTGGTGGCAGCTCTGTTGCGAACGGAATTAGGAGGGAAGCCAGAGGTAGGAGCAGGACGAACCTCCACCATATTCTCTAGGGACTCAACAGGTTCCATAGTTGTCCCAAAGCTTTCTTCAAGAATGTCCATGTGTTTCCTTTTATGTTATTTACCACCACCAGAGCCAGCAGCGGACCCCATGCTACTAAAGATGTTACTGGCTAGCGTAAAGCCACCAGACACGCCCTGAGCATGAGACAATGCTTTCTGTGCAGCGAAGTTGTAATCCGCAGCGTTTTGCATGTTCTGGCTCATACGTCCAGCACCTGCAATCTGTCCTAGATTAAATCCAATGTTAGCTCCTAGCTGTGTAGCCAAACCTGCCACTGCACCCGACTCTCCCGAACTACTCTCTACACCGTTGTTCTCTGCCTGTTGCATCAACCTACCACGCATTATGCGTTCTTCTCTGGCCTGTCTACGGCGTTCCTGTGCCGCCTTCTGAGCATTAAGGGCTTGATCCTCTGCTCTCGCCTGTCTAGCCTCATTAGCGGCCGAAGCATAAGCCTTGTCAGCCTTCTTTCGCCCCCTCTCGCTTGAGACATAGGAAGCTACGGCACCGACAGCAGCAATGATTGCGCTTGCAATACCCATTTAAATTACCCCATTCTGTTTTCTAAAATTGAACTCGCAGAGCTGAAATCCTCTCTTCTCAAGAGTTTGAATCTTCACAGGGCTTGAATGAAGGAGGCAGAACATCGTTTCATCTGCTACTTCCTCTCCGAGCTCCATGAATTCTTTAAGAAGGAGAAGCCCTACCCTTGTATTTCTATACTCAGGTAGGACATACCAGATAACCTCTGTAAGAGTTGTGAAGTTGTAATTGAACACATTAGGCCCAAGAAAACCACCAACAACTCCGGCACGCACTCCATCAACTTTAGCAATCAATGCTGTGCCAGTCGAGATGACTGTTGAAGTAATTAGGTCCAGATTGTCGTAATTAACAAGTTCAGGACGTCCTACTTCTTCAGCAATCATGCGAGCAGCCGCTACTCTGGCTGCCCACTCTGCATCTTCCTCCGTTAGTAGTTCTACTGTAATCTTAGGCAAGTGCGTTCCCATTGATGGTTAAGTTCCAACCCAAGATATTACAATCCTTCAAGGGTTCTGTTTCGAGATAGAGAGCAAAGGAACGTCCTCTCCCTCTGATCTTATTCTTGCTTGTTACGGTCTCAAAGCCATTGTCGTATTTGGTATTAGGCAAATCAGCATGATACATACGACGATACTTATAGGCTTGAGAGAGAGCGCTGAATTTATTACTCTGCTCCCCAGTAGCCCAATCCCACTGAGTTCTGAACAGACATCCCGATTGATTCTTAGGAACACCTTTATCATCAGTCTCAAACTCTGTCTTCCTAAAGTGCATAACCAGATATGGAATCTGTTTAACCACTGCGGAATCAGCAGCAATCTGTGAGCCGGTTAGCATGTACGCTTTCGCATCCACACCTGCACCATCAATCTTCTCCCAATCCTTGAACCTAGGATTGTTATAAGTGGCAAATGTTAGGGCCCCCGGATGATCCAGATAGCTAGGATTTGTGATAGCTAAATAGTAAATCTCAGTATTACGATAAAAAGGAAGAATGGCTTCTGCTTTGTCTGTGTTGTAAATTTTCTTCACATAGAAGCATCCGATAGTGGTATCGAAGACGAGTTCTTTAGTGGTTGATCCAGGAGTGAATGAATTACCCTCCTTATACAGCCACACAACCCGCTTGTTATCTTCATCGTAAACACCCTCAGCGGATTCCTTACTCTCGAAAGGAATTTGATCATAGAAGCGCTGGATGGTAACTTGCGTCATACTCTCCACCTTGAGAACTGCAAACTTATCAGGGTCAACCCTATAAATAGCATCCTCTCCCCAATACATCATAACACCACCATAGTTAACAATGCTACGATGACTAACAGCCCCATAAGAACTGATCTTGGTTACTTTGTAGTTGGTAGCAGTGAATCCATATTCAGAGCCTCCACTAACTGCCCATACCCCATTGTCTGCAAAGACAACAAGATTACTTCCCATGTTCTCAAGCCCGATGATCTTCTGTGCTCCTGAGATACGAAGATAACCGCCATCGCTATCTACGATGTCAGAGCCTTCTCGGGAGGTTGGATCTCCTTCCTGATAACACTTGTTGATATCGTTTACATTCCTTACCAGACGAGAAAAGAGAATGTAATTGGACATATTAGGACTATGAGAATCGCCATTACCTACCTCCCCACCAAAACCCGCATAGAATGCACGGCCTGCAAATTCAGCTACAAGAGCTACGCCACCAAAAGTGGTATCGTCCCTTAGCCTATCTGCTTGATCTGGGAATTTGAGATTGACAATAGGAAGGCTATTCGCATCATTTTTGTCCATCTCTTCTCGTCTTGACGAACCTCGATTCAGAGCGTCAATGATAAAGAACCCTTTAGGGGCGTATGCAGAGGCATCAAGGTATTGAGCGTAAAGCTCTACATAGATACGCTCGTAGGGGGTTTCATTGGCTTGCACTGGCTGATATTGCATGGCAGTCCAAACCACTTCTGCATTAGATGGATATTTACCATAGAATGCAAAGTAAGACTTGAGGGGATCATCTGTACCATCATAGAAAATCTTAGGTCTGGCCCATCCCTGATTACGAAGATTGTATAGCTGTTCACCAGCAATCAGTCCTCGGTAGTGGGGATCAGTTTCATACTTAGTGAAATCAGGCCCGAATGTTTTGACCTCAACACCCCAGAAATCTCTCACCAAGAGAGGCAATACCTTTTGAGAGAATGTGTTACTGGCGGCAAGATATTGAAGAATTCCGATGAACATGGCACCAAACGTAACAACCAGATTGCCTTCCAGAGATGCGAAATTACATTTACCATTAAGAGCTGGTCCAAATCCTCCCCAAGCCCCTTTAAACGAATTTCCCATGCTCTCTTCAGAATTCAAATCATAGAAATAGAGGATTCCATTGAACTGGATTACTAGAAACTCTCTATTAGGATCACCCGCCACAGCTTCCCATTTGAATACTGCACGTCCTTTAGTTTTTAAATCCTCAGCGTCTTCAATACCGGTGCTGAGATAAATAGCATCCTTTTCTAGGTCTAAACCTAGCCTACGCTTCCTTGTTCCATCCCGGAACAATTCAAAGTTCTCTTCATCCTTGGAAGCATTAGGTGGAAAATTAAGAGGGCTCGCTTCTGTAATTAGTCCTTGGATGAAGGTATTAATCTCTGCCCGAGAGCCTTCTTTCGCCATTATTCTTCCTTCTTCGGCTTAGTCTCTAGATACTTGTCTACAGCTTCTTTAGCGTAAGTGGGTGTGGTGTACAGACCAGACAGGATATTAGGAATCTTCCCTCCCTTGCCTGACGTTACAATGATGTAACTGGTTGGTACTTCTCGTGCTGGCTTAATATCGTAGCCGTTATAACTTACAATCATCGTCTTCCCTTACGTCCGTAGTTTTCATATTGGATGCCACCCTTAACTGTCCATGCCTTCCTCGACAGCCATCTCGATTGCCTAGCGGCCTTTTGTTCTGCCTTCTGGTTAGCCATCTGCTTCAATACAAGAAAGGCGGTACTCTTAGCCTCTTCCAGCAATCCGGGGAACGCCTCATCAGGCAGATCAGGAATAGCACTGTCCATATGAACCCATTTCGGCTCAATGTATGCCATGCACTGTGTCTTACTTTTCTGTAGCGTATCGTCTACCCCAGCATCATAAGAATCAGTGACAATGTGCTTGTCATCGAACGAGGTCCAATAGTTAGGAGCACGATCATTACGGATGTGGAGGATGGAACCACTAAAGTCTCTCACCTGAATAATGTCAGGGCTATTAATGGTTCGACCATATCCGTTACGAAGGAAGGCCTCTGGCTCTTTGTATTTCAATTCATTCATCCGATAAGAGAGCTGATCTACGTCATGCACATCATAGCGCAGAGAGATTAGTTCTTTCATCCCCTTAGGAATCTTGAGGTAGTTAGGCTTTGTTACGTCTCCCAAGCTCTCAAGCTGAATAAGCTTACGGAGATGGGGCCAGTTTCTATTAGCGATTTGTTCATAGAAGCTGGTCTTGATAATCTGTGCAACCTGTTGGCTTTCAACAGTGTCGTTGATGCTGTTCACCTCATCTGAATCTAAATCATTGAGAATGTCCTGCACCATTTCTAGCAAGGTGTACTTCATGTGTATTCCTAAATTTTAAATAAAAAAAGGGAAGGGACATTTTACAATCCCCTCCCTTTAAGAAATTACACTTTAGTTTTGTAGAAGAACTCAAGAATCAGAGTTGCTTTTCCTTGGCCCTTAACAACAACTGGAGTAGTACCACCAAGAACACGCCCCACCTTCGCATTGGCGAGAACACCAGTCGAAGAGGTTTGCGCCCAAGTACCAACACCTACCGAAGCAGGAGTTTTAGTGCCTACAGTTTCCAGCTCAGCTTCCGACAGCACAAAGCCATTGGTAGCTTCCGAACCCGTCGATCCGAAGATGATGGTTGGATTAGTACCGGTAATATTGAATGCCTCATCCACTCGAAGAACAGCACGCTTAAACAGCGCACCCTTCAGAATGAAGTATGGGGGCATATAGGCATCTTGCAGCGAGTCACCAGTGAAGGCAATCGAGAGCTGATGGATACCATCCGAGGATTGTTCAACTCCTACACTAGTGCCCACATCTCGGGCACCGTAGAAGTTGTTAACACCAAGACCTGCTTGATTTTGAAACGGCATATTCTATTCCTTATTAAGAGTTGACAGCGGAGGTAATGACAACACCCAGGGTGTCAACACGTTGCGTACCAAAGCCCCAGCGAGCCGAAGTAACGAATTCGTCACGACGCAGGTCTTTATTACGTTCGCCCTCTACTTTAGGCATACGACGCCATGCAGCCATGATTGGCTTGGTGTTATCGTCAGCTACGCTCATGAAGATGTTAGCCACACCATTAGTAACAGTGGTGGTGCCATCCGAGAACGTGCCAGTAGGCAGACGGTTCGAGGTGATGATAGTCCAGCCATAGAAGTTCATCAGGAACTGGTGATCGCGGTCAAAGCCGTTCTCCAGAATCTTCTGACCGAATGGGGTTACATCACGACCAATCGATACCAGACCGTCCAGAGTGGCAGCAGCAACAGGATCGAGAATTGCGATACGGCCAGCCATAGGTACATTGGCCTTGTCAAACGCCAGCTTCATCTTAATCAGAAGATCAAGGGTGAAGACATTGTTTGGTGCAGTCGATGCAATCCGGTGTGGGAAGCCATTAACCGTGTTAGGGTTGGCATTGATCTGCGAGCTATTAGCCTTACGCAGGAAGCGCGATTCAAAGGTCTCTTGAATAGCACGAGTCGATTCGCTTGCACGAGCAGACATCAGAGCTTCAATTTGAGTACCATCCTCACGCAGTTCGTCAGTGACGTACCAAGCATCGCCAACATAGTCAGTGATGGTCAGGGTAACTTCACCCGATTCAATTGGCGTGTAATCGAATGGAACTTCTTCAGCACCATCCTGAATGGTTACAGTGCCAATGGTTTTGATGTGCAGCGTATTACCCGAACCGAAGTCCGATACGTTACGGAACATTGCTCCTGGAAGCATACCATCATGCAGGTTACGGAGAATGAACGAAGAATACTGCTCGCTTTCGATGAAAGCAGAGGTATTAGGGCGGTTTTGTGCCATTATTTGTTATTCCTGAAATGTTTGAAGTAGACTTTAGGGTCTGTAAGATCGTATACACTCATACCTTGTGCGTGGAGTTCATCAACCATCTTCTTAGCCAATTGGCTTTCTTGATGAAGGTCTTGGCTCGTAGCCCCGATTAGGGTGGGATTTGGATTACGTCCTACATAACTCTCTGGTTGTGGCTGAAAAGCCGATGTGTTGACAGAGCTTTGGGTGGCAAAGGTAGTCTGCTTAGGAGCAGGTTGCCCAGATACGCCAAGCATCGAAAGAACCGCCTTAGGGGATTTAGAAGCAAGAGTGTTCATCTCTTCCATCGTCATTCCTAATTCTTGCGCTTTAGCGTTGTACTTCTTCTCTGCATCAGCACCGAAAGATTGCTGGAGGGAAGAGACAACGGTTTGAATGTTAGTCTGTTGTACAGTTTCACGTTCTTTTTGCGTAAGAGTACGATTCACTAGTTCAGCAATTTGACCTTCAGTCAAGCCTACTGCTGGTGGTGTTCCAGGAGCTTCTGGCTGCCTTTGGCTGAGAGCCGCTACCGTTTCCTCAATCGTACGCAAACGAGACACTTCTTCACGTAGCCTTTGAGCTTCCGCCTTCTCTGTCTCATATTGAGACTTCAGGCTAGGGATAAACTCTTGAGACGCTTGAAGGGCTCGTAGGGCCGTATTAAGGTCACTATACTTAGGCTCTCCTCGCTCATTCTTAATGGCGCTTAGCAGGGTAGCTACGTCATCTTGAGGAGCAGGTGCTGGATTGCTACCAGCGGGATTTGGATTGGTATCCGTATTAGGGGTATTACCGAAAATACTAGGCTGGTCTGCCATTAGTATCCTTTATATGAATTGAACGTAACGAACGTATTGAACGTTCCCCAATTAAGGGATTTCCCTGTATTACGTATTAGAAGAGCGTACCGAGAGAATCGAACTCTCACCACCTACTTGGAAGGAAGGGGTTCTACCATTAAACTAGGAACGCATGAAGGTCAAAGACTATCTCTATATAATTATAAATATAGGAATAGTCAGTATTAGTATTTGTATTTGTTAGTAGTATTATAGTTAGTTAGTAATTCTTATATACTTACTATATCCTTAGTATATACTAATATCGGAAATTTCGTCTAAACTATACATTTTCTTGTGAAATAAGTGAAATTACCTCATATAGGGCCTTTTCGTACCCAATAGCGTCTGCTTGTACAAGAGCCCAATTAGGATTATCATAGGCGTTTCCACTACGGGTAGCCTTTCTTTTCTCGTTAGCTTTAGCTTCCAGAAGCGTTGTTAGACGGTCCCGGAAGGGTGCTGCTCCTACGAAGTCCCCACGACAAGCAAGGGCCTGTTGTGGGGTAAGTCCTTTAGTCCATACTGTTTTCATTAGATAGGGTCTTGTGTCATACTTTGTTCAACAGTCAAATCCTCTTGTGCTTGATTGACCATACGCTGAGTCTCCTGCTGTTCCGAGATAGAGGCATTAGGGGCAAACAACGAATACCGACCAAGGCCCATGACGTCTTCCAAGAGTTTAGCCAGATTCTTACCGCTGAGGTGCGGAGATACAACTTGAAGAATAGGAGAGTTAAAGATTCCTGTCAGATTCTGCAAGAGCTGGGATTGAGCGGCAAAGTGGCGTGCTCCAATAGGACGGAGCTTACCAGAAGCCGTGATGTCCTCTTTAGTAATCGACATAAACTGTTGAACACCCAAGTCATCATCAATCACACGAATCACATCGTCCCTGTCCATGTTACGCTTAGCAACTTCAAACATAGCATTCAGGGTCTTCTCAAGCATCTCAATCTCAAACGTAGACACTTTCTCTTGGAAGATACGTCCAGCAGCATTCTGAAGTTGTTGAACCTCAAATGCTGTCTTCTCACCAGCAGATCGAATACCCATTGCTTCCCGAGGAGCACCAGCATACATCTCCATACGTTGCTCAAGGATGTTGATTGCGTTATCGCTCTGGATAACCCATTGAACATTCTTAGCAAGTTCTACGACATCTCCGTTCTCATCGATGTGAATCTCCACACCGGGTCCATACTTAAACTCTTCCACTTCCCCTTTGATAAGCAGAGGCGGCAAGACAGCCAAGTCCATTGCATCTGCCTTAAGATTCTCAAGGTGGTCAATTCGATACTGCATGCCCACAAGGTTCTCCAGAGGCCCCATAGCCCACAGATTGTCAGGGCGGGTACGCCACCCACAGTGAAAGATTGGAGCGCTCCCAGACCAGCTAGGAATAGGCTTATTGCGGATTACATACATCCTGTCGATGATAGTAACTACACGTCCACAATCTACAGTTCCTTTATCCTGATCGCTAATGTCGCCCCAGAACTCCAACACCTCGACATATCCCGATTGCAGATACTCGCTGTAGTTTCCAAAGCCATCCAGCATCAGCCCTTCGCTCTTGTCACTCTCCTCAAGACCATAGGCATTCATATGCGCAATCATTGTGTCACGCTTCTTAAGGGCCTTCTCTAGATAAGCATTCTCTGGCTCATTCTGTGCCATGATTCGGAGTTCACCAATAGTCTTCAGGCTACGAATAATCTTGAAGCTATCCTTAAAACTATTAGCCAGAGGATTAAATACAATATCCAGAGGGCTGATACGACGCTCACGAGGGCCAATGAAGTCAACTACTTTCTCTCCTTTGTCATTCTCGATGTAGGAAGCCTCAAAATCGACCGTAGAGAAGCAATTACCATAATCAATATAGTCATACAGCAGTTTGCTAGTTTCGGTCCTGAAGTGGCCTTCTCGTGTCTTGTTGGACATGTAGGCTTCAATAGCTTTCTTCTTCTGCTTCGTAGAGTCATTCTGGGAGTAGCCTTCCCACTTAAGCCAATCATCATTAGGGAACAATGCGCTAATGTAGTTGGAATGGAGGTTATCCCTAATCTGACATAGCTTAGGAAGGGTAGTAGAGTTCTTCCAAGGGAGGGACCGATTGGTGGTCGTAGTCGTATCAGTAGCGAAGATGTAGTTACGAAGTTCTTTCCACTGTGCGATCTGTTGGAATCGCTGACTGTTATAGTTGTGCCATGTGATTGCAATGTACTTAGCCAGCCCATCACGTCCGAATGCAGCACCTACTTCTAAAGGCTTCTTTGCCATGTGTTTCCTTATTAGTTTCTAAAAGCTACCCCGCCAAAGCGGGAAGAGTATTGGACAGGATCAGCATTGAATCCCTTGAAGCTTCTGTTGGTCTTAGGCTTAATAGCAATTTCAACAACAGATGCCAGTGCATCCTTTAAGTCGTCATGGGCAGGACGTGCTTGAATGAGTTCTTCTTCCAAGATGTCTGTGTATCCGCCCTTGTAATGCCAGATAGTCATGTTGTCGTATTTGTGCTCCAATGCAGCCGCAATACGCTCTTGTTTGTTACCCTCGCTCTTGTTAGGGCGATATTCGTCAATAGACAGGCTTAGACCCTCTCTACGCATCTGATCCTTAAGGTCACGTACAATTAGGCCCTGAGCAACAGAAACCTCAGCACGGAGCTTCTTGAACTCCCATTTACTATGCATAGCAGAGACACGATTGAAGTATTCCCCAATCTTGTCAGTCTTAAACCAGTCCATGTCTAGTACATAAATAAACCCATCAGAGCAAATACCAACAACAACAATAGCACTGCTGTCTGATTTGCGAGAGAGCGTAAACGCAAAATCCATGGCAGCGTAGACGTTGAGTTTACTTTTCTTGTAATACCAATTACCGTTTTCTTGAACCAGCCATTTTTTGTCATAATATTGGAACTTATTCCTATCAATTCGGTTACTTCCTGGGTCATTAGGATCGTTGTAGTATTGGGCAAAGAACTGGGTACGGTCTCCGTACTGTGCTCTAATCTTGGCTAAAACCTGCTGGTCAAACCCAAAGAATTTCTTGTCACTAGGGCGCATAGTCTTGGGCCAGATGAAGTTGCCATCCTTCTCCACTGCGTATTCTCTAATCTCCCACACGGGCACTCGGTCAATAACATCCCCTTCATCGTTGTACAGGTCATATTCTTGAACCTTCCAATCGGCATAGATGTCTGACGGATGATAGCGAGTGCCACAAGCCATTGTGAAACCACCAGCATTCAAGATAGAGGTGAACTGAGAACTCTTCTTCATGACACTGTCTCGTCCATCCTCTGTGTATGCATTTTCTGGTACTACCAAGTCATCTGGGATGAGAATATCTGCGTGCCATCCGGTAGTGTTTGTAGTGAGGCCAGCAGTTGCAATCGTAGCATCTCGAACGCCCTCTTTCTTTCTGTTGGGATGATCGATACTAATGGCATCTTGAGACCACTTCTCACGCTTTCCCTCTTGAGGGTGGACATATTCTGGGAAATATCGTGAATATGCAGCGCTGGTGAGGATGTTTTTAATCGCGTAAAGCTGAGCGATTGACAGCGATGCTGTGGCCGATACATAGAGAATTGTTACCTCAGGGTGGCGAGTGATAATCCAAGTGGCCCAAGTTGCCACCATGTGACTCTTTAGGTGTGCTCGTGGCAGCATAATGAGTTTGTTACTAATTTGGGAATTACCTTGACCAAACAAGGCATATTCCTCCATCCATTTAAAGATTTCTTTATGGATGTCTCCATACATGTAGCCGGGATTGACTAGTTTTGCAAACAAGTAGAGATCATTCTTCGCTGCTTCTCTGAGTTGCTTAGCCTCTTCGGGCATCTTCTCTAGTTTCTTCCTCGCTTCAACTAGCCATTGGTCTTCCATTTATCCTTCTTTCTTTACAAGACGCAGAATGTCAGCATCATACTCGCCAACCATACCTGCTTGAATCTTCTTCTCACGCTCTACATCCGCCTTAGATGGCCTTCCAGCGCCCCTAACAGCCCAACCCCTATCTGCCACCCACTTAGCCGATTGGACATTAGCCATGGGCCCGGTAGACGTTTCTAGGATGTGTTTGATGGCTGCTGAACGAAGTTTAATCTCAAGCTCATCACGCCATTCATCAATGTGGGCCCTTAGCATCTTATTCTCACATAGACGAAGCCAATGTTTCCAACCTAAGAGATAGGTGGTTGCAAATTCATACTCCGTTGGATCAGCACATTCAAGATAAAGACGCTTAAGGGATAGGTAGCGCTTGTCATTAAGCTCGTGATCCTGTTCCTTAAGCGTATAGACAGCCGACTCTCCGTATCCCACTTCGAGAAACAGCCCCTGTGTCAGAGGCCGTCCCGTGGAATCCTGCATTTGTGCTCTAGTGGGAATTCGAATATTCATTTAACATCTTCCTAGCTTCTTCATACTGTTGATAGTAGTAATCGCGTTCAATGATTACTTTGTCCCCTCTGGCAGCTTCCCTTGCAAGAAACTGTCCATCCTCTTTAAAAAGCTGGGTTCCTGTGCAGGAGGCTGTAACTGAGGTAACCTGGGTAGGGTTTGGGGTACTGGCACGGGAGGGGCGCTTGTGCAACTCACTAAGAGCAGTAGCAAGCTGAGTGTTAAGAGTTTTAAGTTGGCCATCTTTGAGAGCATCCCTTTTCTTGAATTGTATTTCAATCTCTTGCTCTTTCTTACGAGAGTTAATAGAGGCAGCCAGAAGTTCATCCTGATGTAATACCCTCATAGTTGTTTGAGCGCTTGTCACTGCTTTATTTACTTCCACCTTCACAATGCCTCTGTGGACCACGTAATTGATCACCAGAGCGATTAGAATGAATAGTAAGGGGTATGGGTTCACTTTAGTCATTTAAGCTGTCCTAGGCACATCTGACGCTCATAGAGACGCCTGTTGTTCAGTCCTCGTACATACTTACCACCGGCATATGACCAAGCTTTAAGCCCATCACATGCTCCGTAGTAGTCCCCTTTGTTAAGTTTCTTTACTAGGCTGGAATTACAGTATGCAGTTGTTCCCACGTTGTAGGTAAACAGTGTGAAAGCGTCAAACTGATTCTGTGATAGCGGGACATGGGTGCACCTGATCACAGCCGTTTGGCTGACAATAAGCTCTTTCTTAAGGAGCGAATCACATTCTGCTTTCGTATAAGTCTTGTTGCGTACAATGTCCTTACCTGTGTATCCGTAACACACTGTGAGAACCCCTACGATATCCTCGTAAGGGTCTCTCTTGTCACCTTCCCACAATGCAGCGCCTCCAATTACACCGGCAGACAGGACACCAAGCAATACTTTATTCGCTGGGTGCATTAGTTTTCCATTCTCTATACATTTGCCATGCCTTGTGCGAGCTAGCCAGCACTAGATAGATGACAGTTACCACGTTTACGATTAAGGGCAAATTAGCCACCACAATGTTAGCGGTTGATACAGCCAAACCCGTAGTTACTACCGGGCTTGGGCTGCTGAATTGCTCTGCAATTTCGTTTGCAATACTCATGGGTGAAGTTTTACATAAGCCTCAAATTTATCGTTAAGCTCTTGCAGGGCGCGTACCAGCAAAGGAACAAGTTTAACCTCTGCCAAGCCCTTGAGGCCATCATCATTGGAGGCTACAATACCATCCTTGTAACCTTCTTTAGCTAATAGCTTCTCAATATCTTGTGCGATAAATCCGACTTGTGTACCTTTAGGGAAGTTGTGAACCTTATGTTCTACGAACGTATAGGTCACAGGTTTTAGTTTCATCACCTCCTTCAGTCCAGACTTCAGTGGAGAGATGTTCTCTTTTACGCTACGGTCCGAAGTAGCAATGGATGCCGACGTCGCATAGATTTGGCTATTAACTTGAAGCTTGTAGCCACTTCCATTAGTGCTAGGATAACCAATGAGCAAAGAGCCATTCTGATCAAACGATGCCGCATTAGCCCCGTTACCAGATTGGAAGGTTACATTCCTACCTGCGATCCCCAAGTCTCGATATTGACCAGCGCTTCGGTCATAGCAAGTAAGGAACCCCACTACAAGGCTGGAGTTGTAACTAATCTCGATGCCAGTACCAGACGATGGAATGCTAGTATTGGTTGATCTAATAGTTCCAAATCCCTCAATGCTTGTTTGAATAGCCGGATATCCAGTAAAAGTGGGCTGTGCTCCATAAGCGGCATTAACGTCTGTATTGGTAAGAGTTACTGCACCAGCTCTTCCATTAAACGAAGTAACACCCCCTCCCCCACCTCCCGAACCAACCTTAGCAATCACGTAGTCACAAGTGGCTACCCGAGTACCAGTAGTGTTAGTTGGAGGAGTCAGGGCATACAGCGCTCCTGAGAAGAATCCTTCACCATCCACTTGAAGCTTATGGC